ATATCAATCCTTCAAGTGTAATATTTTTATTCAACTGTAAACATGAATATTCTTTAGTATAATCTATAGTTTCTATATTCGTTAAAATATAATTTTGAATACATTTCTTAACAAAGAAACTTTTTATAATCTTACCATCTTTTAAAATACCTAATTCATCATTTTTTCTTATCTCATGATCTAATATTTCTAAACAAAGATAATCTTTAGAATCATGTTTTATCGGTTTTATTAAGTTTATAGGATAAATATCATTTTTTTCTGATGGAGACATCATTAGATAATTTAATATTTTAATATTTAATGTATTTTTACATTGAATATCATCCTCTGTAATACATTCATAAGTATAATATTCTTTATCATTAAAAGTTTTGGTATCTTTTAAAGTGAATTGTAAATTATCTTTATAATTAAATTGAACAATTATTGTTGGATTTGAAAATAAATTATTATCTTCTTTCACTAAAGTTATTTTTTGTGGTTTGAATATGTCAAAATTTACATTCACAGAAAAATCATAGCGATTTAATGAATTCGTATTTCTTACACTTGAATGAATAGTAAAATTTTTATATTTTTTATCTTTTTTTATTTCGCTGTTTAAAATTGTTTCTTTCACTGGATCTTGTTTTACTATTTTTGGTGAAGTATTATTTAACGGATTCGTATTTTTAAATTCATTTAAATATATCTTACCCATATGATTAATTAATTCTTTGTTTAAAATACTTAATTCATCTGTATTTATAGTTTCAAAGATAGTAGAATAGTTTCTTCTATATAATTCAATATGATATTTTGAATGAGTTATATCATTTCCAGTCTCGTCCTTTATTAATTTAGAAATAGTTTCATATATGTAATTTTTATTTCGTTTAGAAAAATACATGTCGTAAAGTGACATTAATTAAAGATTAAATTTATTAGAATAATATTCTTTAAACTTATTTAAGCATAAATCCCTGCTTCCATATATTTTCTTATATCACTTTCAGAACAATAACCTTTTATTGCTTCATATTCTATTTGTTTTTCACCTGATTGTAAACTATAATTACCAACTCTACCCTCTTGTGTTTCATTTTCATCTTTACGAATATTTATTGTTCTATCATTATTCATCCTAGAAATCAATTCACTTTCAATACAATTTGAATCATCAAAAATTGTATCATAACAACATTCTTTGAATCTATTTGTGGGTTCAAAAGTAGCCGAACATGATGACTCATATTCTCCTGTACACTTTTCATCCGTGTTAATACATTCTTTAAATTGATCTGATGTTAAATCACTAACATCCTCTCTGTTTTTAACATAATAACAATTATTACCACTATTACATCCCGATTCATCATTATATGAACTACATGGTGCTGGAGGTGGGGGTGGAGTAGAAGGGGGTGGAGTAGAAGGGGGTGGCGAAAAAACAGAGTTATAATCTTTACACTCATTTTCATCACCAGACCAAGCACAAGGATTATCGGTTTTATTTAGACATAATGATTTAGTTTTATTTATACAAGAATCATTGCTGTCAAGATAGTTTTGAATCCCTGGTATTATTTGAACAAATAAAATAGGGGAAAAAGCCATCCATCTAAATATTTCTGAATTATAATGTTGTGTTGTCCAAGGCCAAGGTTTAGTTAAGTAAAATCCAACGAATAGACTTACTATCATAAGTAAAGCCGGAGGCAATGGATTTTTAATGCCATGTGATATTGGATTATTTTCCTTAAAAAATATAATATTTGCCACTAGAACTAAAATGAAGATTATTATACCCAATACATATATCGCAAATGTAGATATTGCTATAATCCCTCGATTTCCCGGAGCCGCTCCCCTGAAAACCACCCCTAATATACAAATTAATGAAATAATACATATATAAAACCACATAAAACCCTCTGTATAAAGTGCTTCCCAAAATGAAAACTTATATTTCGAACCAGATGGTTCGTCATCATCGACCTTTTCATCCACTATATATCTTTTGAATGATTCTATATTATAATATACTTCTGTATTAACATCACTACATTGCGGAGATCCGGAATCATTATATCCTGGAGCATTAGAGCAAGCCCCCCCTTCATAATTACAAGCAAATGAAGTGCTTGGTGGATCAGATTCTAATCCACATCCTGCTACATTTGGATAAAACCAATTAATACTACTAATTGATATACTAATCGCTGCTATTGACAAGTATAGAAGACAAGTGACTACCGTAGATATTGTAATACCTGCGAAATTATTAAAACGATTAATCATAATAAGTAAAAACACAAAGAAGAATATTAATTCCCATAAAAATCCAAGAGCCATATTTAAATAATTTACCCCCTTCACCCAGTCCTTTTTATAATCGGGTATATTTTTAAACGGCCAAATCATATTAATATTATCATATAAAAATATTACGGACTTAATGAGCGTGTCGTAGATGGAATACCATTGTCATTGTTTAAACCATTACCACCATTACTCGGAGCACCCATATTACCACGAGGCATTCGGGGCATATCATCTAAAGATACCTCACCTACTTCAGGTTGTGTGGATAAACTCTGAGTAACCATTGTATTAGTATTATTATTTAATGAATCAACTTGCATAGTATTCTTAGTAGCTACAACGTCACGACTACCATAAGTCATATCATGATTAGGTTCTAAAATACTATCTGTAGGAAATGCTTTTTGTGGATCATAAAAATCATAATCAGGCATTAATTCATAACTTTCATTACTCTTGACATCAAAATATTTGCCATTTTGTGTAATACCAGGATTTCTACCAGGGAATATACCACCAACTATATCATCTACAGTAGGACAATTTGCATTTGCGTTACAAGGGGGGCATTTTCTATTACAATCAGGGCATTGAGGACATTTCTGATCTGCTGGACAAATACAATCGGGGCATTTTCCATCATTGTCGCAGGTTAAACTTGGGCAAGTAGGGCATTGAGGACAAGCTTTGCCTTCTGGACAAGCGGGGACAGAAGGGCAAGCAGGGCATTCCATTTCTAATTGAGAAATCTGAGATTTTAAATCACTTGTTGTTTGAGACATAAAATAAACCATTAAACCAATCACAAACAATAAAAATAATGCGAAAAATTGAAGAATTTCACTGTATTGTTTTGGATTATCAAAAATATAAGTAAACATGTATATATTGAATATAGAATTTATTTCTAATAATATAATTAAATTTATATATACCATTTATCTTTATCTTTTTTATCTTTATTTCTATTTGTATCATGAAAAATAAAGAATAATAATAATCCAAATAATATTCCATCGTTTGTTAAATATGCTAAAACAAACAGTAATGCGACGAATGAGTGAAACAAGGCGAATGTAAATTTATTATAAATGCTATAATGATAGATGCCATCTCCTATTATAGATTGTATATTACTCCCAGTCACTTGATGAATTGGCAAAACAGCTACTACTAGGAAAAATAACAAAAAATATTTCGGAATGTAGGATATATTTTTAAAATTATCAATATAATACTTTATAGAACTCATTTATATATTGAATATAGAAAAAATTTATAATCTTACAAAATATTCATTTCTTAATTGAATCATTAATTTATCATTTAATTTTGTATCTAAATATTCTTCGAAAGATAATCCTTCTAACATCTTCTTAATAAAATGAATCGCATACATCCCACATTGTGAATTCGCTTTTTGATATGAATAATCATTGTAAAAATAAAGTGGTTTACGTTTACATTTTTTACCCTGGTTAATCGCTTTATTTATCAATGTTTCAATTTCTTTACTCGGTTTTCTACCAAAACTATCAAAATAATAAATACCATAATCCGGACTGTTATGTCTTCCTAAATCCATATACATTGAAATCCAATGTTCGCCATCTTTGGTACTTGGATCAGTGTTAAATACAATACCTATTTTAGATTCACCTTTGTCTAAATGTTTTTTCATGTCAAACCTACATAAATTACTTACAGAGCATTTTTTAAAATCCATTGGAACAGCCCCATAAAAGTAAAATTTTTTATCTGAATCCATGTGTTGTTTGAGGCAATCTTCTATTTCAAAAGTAGATAACCATTCATTGTAATCTTTAATCCATTCTTCGGGCATAAGCGGTTTAAAACTTTGTTTAAATTCTTCTTTTGAACTACCTAAATGCTTCATTAAAGACTGTATCTTTAGCCAACAGGCTTCAGATGAACAATTTGATATTTTAGAAATTTCTTTACAAATATCTCCGTGAATATCCTCTGGAGATTGTTTTAAATCTATAGGATTTATTTTTTTATCTTTTCTATCCATAGTATTTAATGCTTTTGCTACTTTAATTACAATATCATCATCGAGACAACTACCGTCTACATCGTTTTTACCCGGAGAACAATGATTACCTTTATACATCTTTTTCCTCGCTCCACCTTGAGCCCCTCCTTCTAATAAACCATTACCCCCTTCTAACTCATTCATATCCCCCCCAATTAAATCCATCTATAAATTCATAATAGAAATTTATTTAAAGTCATATTGTCTAATTTAATTAGCCATTATGAATACTCCCGAAGTTAATAATTTAAGTGAAAAGAAAAATCAAATACAAGATTTATTACAAGATATTTTTAATGAATATAACCGAATGAATGAAACTAAAATTCAAAACAATTGTGAAAAAGATTTAGAAATGAGAATCATGATTGAAACTATAAGGACTCTTGAAACCTCCGAGAAACAAGGGGTTGATGAAATACGTAGTTTAAAGAAAACTATCCATGAATATGAAACATTAATAAATAATCTCAATGATAAACTTGAAACCGTAGAAGAAGATAAACAAGAAGAAAATAGATTTGATATGGTAAGAATACAGGCAAAAGAAATAACTGAAAAAGATAGAGAAATTGATAGATTAAATGGTTTAATAAACCATTATAAAAATAAAAATATGAAAGATGATAACCAAATAGATTCTGTGATAACAAAAGTTGAATGTAAGAGTGTTTCGGAAATAACATTACAAGAAGTAAATGAAGTCACAAGTGAAGTCGCAAATGAACTAGTAAATGAAGTCGCAAATGAACTAGTAAATGAAGTCGTAAATGAAGAAACCGGTGAAGTTAATCCTAATTTTATATATGATAATAAACAAAATTTAGAGCAGAAACCTTCAAATATATCAAAACCTAATAGCGTACCAGAAGCACATGAACCAGAACCATCCCCCGATGGAAGTATTAAATCTGATATAGATTTATCATCGGTTGAAATATCTGAAGTTGAAACTGAACAAAAAATGGATAAAGGCAAGTTAATTATTGTAACTTCAAAAAAAATTAAATATTATGCATATGAAAACGAGGTTCCTCAAACAGTTTATGAATTTAATGGTAATAAGATAGCAGATAAGCCATTGGGATCACGAATGAAAAATGAAAAAGGTAAATACAAGGTTCAACTATTTGCTCTTTAATAAGTTGATATATCTTTCACTAATTTCATCTTTTGTTGAAGCATGTTTAAATGTTCCTAAAAATCTCTTCGTATCATTAAGATACAATTCTATTAAATATGGATCTATATAATTTTTTCTACAGACTGTTGCTGTGTTATTCAGTTTATGTGCTGTTTTATGTACCGCTTCATTAATATTTTTTTTCTTTTGTGTTTCAGATTTAGGATTATCATATTTTAATATTTCTGTTATAAAACTTAAATTAGCTACCCATGTTCTAAAATTTTTACTACTGAAGTTCCCAAATCTTTTTAGATATTTATTCACATCAATGGATTTTAATGAATACCAACAATTACCTCTTCGGTAAGTAAATATGGGATCATCTTTTTTTAATGTTTTCTTTTTTATACGAAGATTACGACTTAATCTTTTACTACGCATTTTACTACGATTTTGTACTCCTTTTTTACCGATAAAATCAACACTTACAGTGTCACCACTAATTTTAACATGTCGCGATTCTAAAGTAGTAGCACCAAATGAATCATTTTCATTTTTGTATTTTTCTGAGCCGATTCGGATACCACAATCAACGACTAACATCAATGCCATTGCTATCTGTTTTTCTTTCGTATCGCCCTCTGAATACAAATCTCTTTTTACACTATTCATTATCTTTTGATAACTTTCGCCAAATTCAATCATTTTATGAAATTTTTTTTTACTATTTTTTTCGGTGAATTTTTTATTATAAATATATTGAGGTCTTTGTTTCTCATCATAACCAATCGCTAAAACTTTGTCTTTCTGATTTAAATTAATCTTAACATCATCATATGCGGGTGGGATATATAAATTTTGAATAACTTTTTTAGCTACAATACTATTTACTTTATTATCATTCGTATCAAAATACTCATATTTATATTTATTTTTATGTTTTGATTTAATACATCGTGTAATATATTCTTTCATCTACTTTCTTTTAGATTTTCTTTTTTTAGATTTCTTTTTAGATTTCTTTTGATGATTTTTTTGTAAATGTAATCTTTCGATGGGTATATTCATACATTCATGATTTAATTGAACCCAATTATTAGGCTTATCTGTGTTTTCAAAATTATAACCAAATAATCTCATTAAATCTCTGTCAAATCCTGCTTTTCTAAACGCAATCTCATGTGGGCGCTTTTTAGCACCACTTTGACCTTTATGGGGATCACCATGAGATAACATAGGGAAGGCGTTTATTTCTAAACATTTAACACTTAAATCCTCTTGAACGATATAATCAGAACCCCATATTTGGTATATTTTATTTAAATCCGTGTGAAATGGTTTATTTTCACATCTTTTATATTCCTCAAGGATGTCTGTAAATAATAATGACATTTCTCTTATATTTTGAAATAAATTTCTTATAATCGTTTTATACTGAGGTAATTCACTTAATCTACACATTTTTCGAGTATCAGTGATATTATAAACCCCTTCTTCATCAGCTTTCCAATGAGACACATGAACATTTTTCCTCATTTGTTTTTTAGGAACAAACGTTTTCCCAGATTTATCTTTTACAGTTAAAGGATATACTTTATTATTCTTACCAACATAACAGTCTTTATTATCATATCTTAACGGAAATAATGTACAATAAAGTAAAGCATCGTTGTAAGCATATGTTTCACCATTACCCTTTGTTAATGAATATACTCTTAAGTTATATTTATAACCACCTTTTATTAAATGGGATTTTCTTATCCCTTTTTGTAAAATATATTCATGATGTAATGCTTCCATTAAACAAGGGCCTTGAATATTACTACTTTTATCTTCAACTTGAAATATTTTTTGATAATCTTCGTATGTTGATATTAAATTTATACCTTTTCCATGAACACCGAATATTTGTTTAAAAAACCATAAATCATTATCTTGAAAATCTTCTGGCGATAATCTCTGATTATCCCAATCAGTTATCGTATAAGGAGCTAAATGAGTTAAGTTTAACTTTTCTAGCCTCTTATGCCAACTATATAAACAATCTACAATCGCTGAAAATCCAATCTTATTCCAAACTTTTATTTCTGAATTTACTTCGGGGGCAGAGTATGTATCCCAATAAGAAAACTTTGACATCTCTTCTGGTGTAGCACTATACCATCCCTTATCTTTCAAATAATCCGCTAAATTATGACTTCTATTGATATGAAACGACATTTAAAATATCTATATTATATATATATATATAAAATGTTTGCTTTGATAAAAAATATTTTACTGAGTGGTTTAGCGCTTTCTAATCAGGATTTTATTTTAAAACATAATTCTGAAAATCATAGTTATATTGTAGGTGAAAATAGATTCATTAATAAGACTTATAACGACGAATTTACCAAAATGAATCATTTTAGTAATAATATAAATTCAACAAATATTATATCAGAATTTTATGATTTATATAAAAATAGTGTAGATTGGAGAGAAAAATTTAAAGTAAGTTCAGTAAAAAATCAAGAATCATGTGGTTCTTGTTGGGCATTCTCATCTGTTGGAGCTGTAGAATCAGCCTGGGCTATCAAGCATAATATCTTATATAGTCTTTCTGAACAAGAATTAATTGATTGTTCTTCACAGAATCATGGTTGCGAGGGTGGAAGTATGGTTAAATCTTTTCAATATATTATTAATAATGGTTTATGTGATAATTCTTCTTATCCTTATGTAGCAGAAGACGAACAATGTAATAATACTTGTCAATCATTAGTAAAAATCAGTAATTATAGTGATATTATACCGAATCAAGAAAAGATGTTAATGAGAGCCGTTCAACATCAACCAGTATCTGTCGCGATTCAGGCTAATAAGAGATCATTTCAAATGTATCAAAGTGGTATTTATTCTGATCCTGATTGTGGATTTGAATTAGATCATGGTGTTTTATTGATTGGTTATGGTCATGATAAAAAATATGATATGGATTATTGGATCGTAAAAAATTCATGGTCTGAATCTTGGGGTGAAAATGGTTATATAAGAATTCAAAGGAATATAAATGATGAGAGGGGATTATGTGGTATTGCTATGGCGCCTAGTGTACCTATTGTATAATTTAATTCAAATCCATTAAGACTTCTCGTTTTAATGAATACTTCTTTTCAACTTTACGCTTATTTTTCATAAAAGTAATTAGTTCTTTGGCTTTTTCATCTGAATCAAAATATTCACTAAAACACTCTAATAGAAATTTATTACTATATCCTTCATAACTATTACTTACTGTTGGAATAATGCTTGTATTCAAGGCTTGAATATTGAATGTTGGAATCTGTGATTTTTCAACATTACCTATATCAATCTCATGTAATATTTCTTCACTTAGTTTATCCCTCATTTCTTTCACAGGTTTAATCTTTTCTTTCATTTTATCATTGTATTCTTTGAGTTGATTGTCACACTGAACCCACTGAACAATTTTAGATTCCATCTTATATTTATACTAATTTTGTAATAAAATTTTAAATCAAATTTTTAAAAATAACATATTTTTAAATTTAAACACAAGATAACGAAAACGGATATTACTATAAATGCCGTTATTAATGATACCCCTATAAAATAAGGATATAATTGTTCTAATACTTTATCAACTATTGGTTTAATAATATCATTATTAATTGTATTCGTGTGTTCTTCTCTTTTAATCTCCCTTTTCATTGAATCTAATAATTTTGTTGTGATAGTTTCAAACGACATAATTATATTTATATTATTTCTTAATGATATTTTTTAAACTTAAAATTTGATTTTTACCATTTAAAATATTATCAAGAAGTATATTTATACTAAAATGGGTATTAAAGGACTCACTCAATTAATAAAAAAGAACTCCCCAGATTCTATCAAGCATGTTGGATTATATACTATGAAGGATAAACGAGTCGCCATAGACACAAGTATTTTCCTTTATAAAAGCCTGATGAATGTCCGATCAAAGGGAGATTATCTTAGAAACAAAGATGGAAAAGTTGTAAGTCATATTCAAGGATTATATTATAAAGCAAATCAATATTTATCATTTGGTATCACACCTATATTTATCTTTGATGGAAAACCACCTCCAGAAAAGAGTGATTGTATTAAAGCCCGCGTGAAGAAGGTTGAAGAATGTAAAGCCAAGATGGATCTCACTGAAAACGTAGAAGAAAAGAAATCACTTGAAAAAGGAACAATTCGCATGAAAAAAGAATATATTGATGATTTGAAACATCTATTTAGTTTGATGGGTATTTCTTATATTCATGCCCCCGGCGAAGCAGAGGCGTATGCTTCCGAACTATGTCGCATTGGATATGTTGATTCAGTCATTACCGAAGACATGGATACATTATCTTATGGTTGTCCGCAACTATTAAGAGGATGTATTGATAAGAGTATTAAACGACCCGAAGTAGTAACATCTTTTGATTTTCAAAAGATTTTAACTGATTTTCAAATGAATCATGATCAATTTATTGATATGTGTATTCTTTGTGGTTGTGATTATTGTCCTACTATCCCTAAAGTAGGACCTGTTAGAGCGATGAAATATATCCATAAATACAAGACTATTGAAAATCTTATAGAATCTGGAGAAAAGATAACTATACCTGATGAATTTAAATCTAAGTATCAAGTGAGTCGTGGATTATTTAAGATATTTGATGGTAAAATAGATTTAGAAAATTTACCGATTCATAATTCAGATTATGATTCAGAAAAAATTTATGATTATCTGGTGAATATTTGTAGCATGAATCCAAAACGTATTCAAAATTCACTAAAATAAATAAAAATAAATAAATATATTATTTTTTTATTGTATTATATATATAAATGAATTTAGTTAGAATTTTATTGCTCGTGTTTTTAATTTATGCTGCCATGAAACAAAAATCCGAAGAATCTAGAAATGTTATACTCATTGTTACAGGTTTACTTGCAGTGTGTATGATGAATAAAGAAGGATTTGATGATGATATAGTAAAATTAAATCCGGATTCTGGTTGTCCCGCTAGTTCATATACTAAGATGAATACATTTAGTGATATAGTCGAATCTTGTGCAAGTGGAAACGTGATTAATGATGGTGGAACTGGGTGCTCTGATGGTCCGGACACAGATGATATGTCAGACTGCGTTGCTAGTGAGGGATGTTGTGGAAGTAATGCCGAGTGTACAGGGCGACCTTTCTATGGAGATTCAGTTAATGATGACGAATCAAATGTATGTGGCACTACTGGGTTACTTGGTTTAATACAAAAAACTTGTACTTGTAGTTATAGTCCTGCTAGCACTTGGACAGAAGGGGCAGATAACAATTGCGCAGATCCACCATCTCCATCTTAAACAAACTTAAAGATATACCTATACTTTTTTAATATAGAATGAAATCAAATCAGAATTTTAATGCGCTTGATGAAATACCATATGATCAAGCAATCTTTTCAGATAAATTATACAGGAAGATATGTAATTTAGATGATACTTATTCGGTTTTTTGTTTAGAATTTAAGAATGATAATTTTATTTGGGAAAAAATAAAAAATTTCAAGTTACCCGAAGCTTATGAATGTATATCATTTGATAATCTTGTTTATGTAAAAGAAAATAATACTCACATTACAATTTATAATACTCAAGATAACCTTGCTACAAAATTAATGATTTATACAGGTAATAATATGTTAATCTGGGATATCTTAAATATTCCATTTGATATTAATAATTTAAATACACATAGCTTACTAAATTTACCAACTCATATAAATCTAATTAATGAATATACCGAAGAATGTCCAGATGAAAATTTTGATTTATTAGATGATTTAGAACCTATTACATCTGAACCTATTACATCTGAGACTATCCAATTTGAACCACTTCATGGTTGGTCAAGTTTACTTGAACGAAGTTCAGATACCGAAGAAGTAGTAGATTTAGACAATGATTTAGAAAATGATATTGAAATTAAAGATAATTTTGTTTATCCCGAGGATGAATATCATACCGAAATGAATTCAAATGATTTACAAAATAATGAAGAGTATAGACGTGATCCATATGATGGAATATGGTATTCTCATAGTGAATTTATATATTATTATGGTGGTGAAGCTGAATGGGACTTCATGGAATCTAAGAAAGTTTTACTGAGAGAAGAATATTATAAATTTACAAATACTTTTTGTCATTTAAGTGATAAAAAGTTTAAGTTTTTATTTAGAGAATTTAAAAAAACATATTAATATTTATAAAGACCAACCACCCCCGACAAATACTTTTATACCTAAATCTCTGGGCTTTGACGAACCATGACAAGTTAAGATAAAATCAATTAATTTAGGTTTACTCCAACCACTTTCAGTATATTTAAATGTCCCGGGTTCTCTGTTTATCATTTCATTTAACATTTCTCTTAATTCACCCACACCCATAGATTCTATTTCTGAATCGCTTTTATATACATAATCTGTTTTAGTGTTTTTATATTTCTTTTTACCCTGACACACTAATGCCATTTTGACTAGTTCGCTTTTTTTCATATTCTTTAGTTCGCCAAAATTATATGAATCTTTTTCTCTTTCCGCTATTTTCTTTACAATAGTTTGTAAACCACTCTTTCCACCTACATGATCACTTAATAATTCTTCGGTGAATTCATCACTTTTAAATTCTTTTTTTTCTACATTCTTTTCTTTCTCTACTTTAGGTAATTCGGTCTTAGTATCTTTTTTCATAGAATCATGATATTTTTGAACTTTTTCATTCATATCAACTATCTTATCTTTTTCTACCTTTACTTTCCCTATTGGTTCCATATAACTATCATATAATGTATCTCCATTATAAAAATATTCAACTCCTTCATGTGTTATCTCAATAAAATCATCCTCCTCTGAAGATTCGCTTTCTTTTAAATCGTCTTCTTCGTCTTCAAGAATATCTACTTCATCCTCTTCATCCTCTTCATCTATTTCCTCTTTATCATCTTTATCATCTATTTCCTCTTTATCATCTTTATCATCATCATCTTTATCATCTTCTTCTTTATCCGGTTCTTCACTAAAAAAAGATCTTTTTTTATTCCAACCATCCATTCCTTCTTTCCATTCTAAAACATTGTTTACACCACAACTATATAAAGCATGAATTAATTTTTCAGAAGCATCACATTTACTATGAGCACAATAAGTTATTACAGGTACATCTTTCAAATCTAATTTTTTATCACTAACTAATTCTTGTAATATAGGATAATTTTTCAAAGACGATTTTAAGAATTTTAAGACTCTTCTTTCAACACTTTTACTTGTTAATTTATCTAATGATGCTAAAGGTAAATTAACCGAATTAGGTATTTTATCTTTTTCGAAATATTCTGAGGGCAATGCATTGATTATTATAGTATCTTTCTCTTTAATTCTTTCATCAAGATAATCTAAAGATACAGTACATATTACTCTAATCGTTTTTAAAGGTCTCCATACCTTTTCACTGTCTTCTACAATGTAATGAACATGTCTTGGATGTGTTTTTTTATCTTCTTTATAAGGTTGAGGGGTATTAAATACTAAGGTTGTTTCACCTTTATCATCACATTTTTTTAAACCATGATTTTCATATTCACCATAAGCGCTTTCAGGGGGTAGAATAGAATGAATACCTTCACTTTCGTTTGCTGCCCAATAATAAACATGTCTTTCAGAATATTCTTCCCCTAAGGTTAATTTTAAATGTAATGGATTTTCACCTAAATCAGGTTCTAACTCTTTTAACTCTTCGTTTTTTAAACTATAATTTTCATCACATGAAACCATTTTTGGATAGGGTGAATAATTTTCACGCTTTTTAGACCAGTATTCTATCTTTTCTGAATCCAGTTCTTCAGCTAAAAAACAAAAATTACATTTCTCAATAGTGCTATCTTTACTCATTATAATTAATCTTATATAATTTTTACTCATGATTAAATTTAAAATGTTTATCCGTGATTAAAATACTTTATCTGAAATCTTATACAGAGCTCTTAAATTATTTAATATATCATCCATACATTCAAGTATGTATGTTGTAACACTCTGTGTTTTCACAACTTCATCCGCACTTGCTAACTTATGACCATTATTCATAGAAACTATAAATAATATCTTATCTTCTAAGGGGTGAGGTTTCTTATATCCAATTAAATTAATAATTGTATCATCATTTACAGAATATCTCATCATATGACTTTGAATGAGATTACCTAATGTATGAGATTCTCCTTCTACTTCATAACGATAAACATATTCTTTATCTTTTTCAACTGAAACTCTACTTGTTTCTTCTTTTAGAAATTGGATAAATTCTAGTTTTAAATTTTCACATTTTTGAATTAAAATATCAATACTCATCTTAAATAAATTTTCTGAATCAAAATGATGATTGCTCTTTATCGCAAAGTTATAAGATTTTGCTTCACCACTATTATCTCTGTAAAAATATCTTTCACTTTCACTTAATCTAAATTTCTTTTCATAGGATTCTCTTTCATCTTCTGGAATATCTTCTCTAGACATCTTATCTTTTAAAACTTCATTTACCATGTTTTCATCTATTTTAAATGAATAAGTACTTTGAGAAACACCTTGAAATTTAGCATCTTGGTGACCAAAGCCAACTGATGGAGCTCCATAAAATTGAATTTCTTGATAAGTATCTTCGGTATTTGTAGATTTTAACTCGGTGATTAAACAATAATGACTATTACCCCTAAACTTAAATGGCCTATATATTTCATCCTTCTTCTTCTGCGATAAAGGCTTTTCTAAATCATAATTTTCTATATTTACAACACTTAATTGTTCTTTTAAAACACGTTCATCATCGGGTGACATATCATATGATTCATCAAAATAATGATCTAATCTCTCTTGAAATCCAGATTTTAATGGATAAATTTCAACATCATTCATTGAAACAAATTTAAATGGTTCTACCGAATCATGTTTTACTTTACACATAAATAGATGATTTCTCATGTAATTAATAGGATTAATATAAAGAGGCATCAAAGCAATACGATGTAGTAACATTTCATTGTGTAATGAGGAATGATTCACTGTCATAGTTAAATCGTTATTTTCACCATTCGGATATAAATTAAAACCAACGGTTGGAATATCAGTAAGTAATACACGCCTGATAGCATTTACTAATGATTTATCAAATCCATAATCATCTGACCCAGATAATACAAATCTTAATTCACCATCTACACTTTCTACTTCTGAAATTTTAGGTTGAAATTTTTTGAGTTCGTCTGTCATGTTTATATATTTATACTAAGATAATATTTTTAAATAAAATCAAATTTATTAAATTTCATATATTATATTTATGAGTATGATGAGTAAAGTCATTAAAGGAAGAGGTAAAATATTATTTTATGATGAAAAAGATAGAGAAAAGATGAATAAAAAATATCCAGATATAGAATTTGAAAAGATGAATGCGTTAACATTCACTACAACTTATAAAGGAAATAAACAATTTGAAGTTGAAATTAAAGTGGAGGATACTAAAATACAATGTGCATTTAATAAATGGGCATGGCCTTGGAAATATGGAACAAAAGTAGAATTGAGATTATATTTTAAAGATTTAAAAAAGAAAGCTATTACACATATTACAGGAGGGATTCAATTAGAATTATTTAAATTTTTTAGATACGATTATGAAAAAATGATTAAAGATGATCCAAAATTAAATAAAAAGAAAAAACAAAAAAGTGGTAAGCAAACTCAGAAAAAGTCTAAGAAAGATAAATATATATGTTATACAGGAATAGGATCAAAAAAATCAGGTAATCATACTAAAAAAGAATTTTTAAAAGTTATGAATCATAATAAATATAATTTTAATGAACCTGTACCTAAAGAAGTAAAAACAGTTGATCAATGGATTCAATTTTCAGGGGCTGAAAAAGGTAAATGTAAAAAAGATATAAAAGATGAAAAAATATCTAAAAAAGATAAAACACTAAGGAATAAATATAAAAAAATATCACGTATAGATTGTGCTAAAAAATATCCTAAATCAAGAGATAAAACATTAAAATGTTTAGATTATTGGAAATGTATCAAACAAAATGAAAATACACAAAAATGCAATAATAAGAGAGGTAAAACACTCAAATATCTAGAAAAGAAATATCCTAAAGAATGGTCTCAATATCAGAATGATTTCCAAACAAATCCTAAATTAAAATATTAAAATAATATATATCATATAATTGATGAGTAAAAATATTAGTAAAGATGAATTTAGAGTCTTGATTTCTCAAATGGAACAATCAGCAATGAAAGAAAATCAAAAATGTAACCAAAAATGTAATAAGATAAAAACAAATTTCGCGAAAGACAAAAAGAAACTTACTCAAAAACGCAAATGTCATAGTAAATGCGAGAAGAAAAGAATGAAAAGCGTTAAATCATTTCATGCTAAATATCCTAAAGAATATAAACGATTTATTGCTAGTTTAGGTGGTGGTAAAAGAGGAGGAGTAAAAACTATCAGAAAATCTAAAAAGAAAACAAATAATAATTCAGCTTATTTTGAATATAAAAGTATTTTAGGTTCTTCAAATAAGTTTTGGCGAATCGTTAAAAATGGTACAAAAATAACAACTCATTACGGTAGAATAGGAACTTTAGGTCAAATGACTACAAAAGATTATGGTCTAAAAGTGGATTCTGAATATGATAAATTAATTCAGTCTAAAAAGAAGAAGGGTTATGTTGAAGGTGTAGATTATGGTGATAAGAAACCTAAACCACCAACAAAGATAGAAAGAGAATTCTTAAAAGTATGCATGAAAGCACAGAATAATTCAAAATTAAATCCCGGAAGTCGTAATTTTGATTGTGAAGGGCAACTTGATTCATATAAAGGCAGTGATAGTGAATTAAAATGGTTTACCGAATGGCATAAGGATGCTTTAAAGAATAAAGAATATGATTGGTCAAAATATGATGGACATGATAAAACAAGAAGGAAAAGAAGAAGGAAAAGAAGAAATAATTAATCTAAATATCCCTCAAAAGTTTATAAATTCTAAAAAAATATAAGTTAATTATATAATGGAAGAATTAATTTCGGGTGTTACGGATGAAGGATTAAAAACAAAATTACTACTTTTAACATCTAATTTAAAAAAAAGTAAATTTGAACCTAAAATTGAACCCATGTTTGCATCTATTGTCGCTGCATTCCAATCATGGTGGGATACAAAAAAGCCAAACATAATGAGAGAATTAAGTCAAAAAGATAATTATAAATTAAAAGGACCCAATTTTAAGTTTGAAGGTATTATATTAGAAACAGATATCACTACTTTTTACAAACGAGGTGATGATATTTTTGTTGATATTTTTGTTGAATGGTTTACTAGAAGCGGTTCTTCTGGAGAGAGGACATATAATATGCAAGCAGGAAGAGAAGTTCAACCTGCGCAAGAAGACACCAGTCGTGGAGAAGGCCAGATTTTCCACCAGGTTTGGACCGCCACACTTATCGCATTATTCTCTAATGACGATTCTGGAGTTAAACTTGAATTTATAAAAGGTGAATTATCTCAATGGTGGTATCTTCCCGCAAATCCATGTTGTAATATATGGGATGAATATATGGGCTTTCTTTCCGATTATCTTAATCTCTTAGAGGAGGAAAAAAAAGACAAAGTGGAAACGGAAACTGAAATATTATTAAGATTTATCAATGATGCGAGAAAAAGTTTCTTAGGAATTAAGCTTTTACCTCATCAAACAACTGATTTTACTGATTTAGATGTTGGTATTATTTCTTTAAGGGAGGCTATCGCTTCTGAAAAAGGGAGAGAATGTGTATATGAAGATGATGTAGAAAAAACATGCAAATTTACAGATCTAGAGCATCGCGCGAGCGATCTAAATGATTACAGAGAAGTTGAGATAAAAGCAGATAAATTAATAGATTGGGCAATAAAATATAGCGAAAGTCTCGTACGGGAAGCTAGTGGGGGGGGTAAAAATAAGAAGTCTAAGAGGTCTAAAAGACATCAGTATATTTCTAAATCTAAAACACAAAAGAAAACTCAAAAAGGCGGTAGAAAATTAAAAAAAATAAAAAAGAGAATTCATAAAAGTAAGAAAATGAATACTTCTAGAGGTAAAAATAAAGCTTTAGAAAAGTTATGGACAGATATGTCTAACATGAAAAAATATGTATACATTATGAAAGATGGTTCTTATCAGATAAAATCCGTTGAGCCTTCATATAAAGGTCAAAGAGGTTCAGATTTTCATCATAAATATTGTTTACCTATGATAGAAAAAGCTAATAATGACGATTCAGTAAAAGCTATTTTAACTGCTGGGAATAGTTTTGATGGATATGAACAATTATATGATGATGTTGGCAGAGGAGGCAGTCCATCAGTGGATCAAGTCTTAAAAGATTACAAGAAGTATTGGAAATATCAAATCGATGGTAAACTATATACTTGTTAAAATTAATCTAAACAAGTTGAGGTTTTACTATACCAAGGCTCGGGACAAAACTTTTCAACAAAATTTTCTGGTTTTTCATATATAGCAAAAGTTCTCGCGCAAGGTCCTCTCTCCCCCCATTTCGGTGTTGATTCGCTTAGTTCTATCTCTTTTGAATTTCCAAAATCAATTATTCTTACAGATAAATCTGTAAGAACCATTACATTATTCCAGTGAAGATCACAATGATAAACACCATTCATATGTAAAAGATTAATTTTTTGCCTAAAATCTTCTAACACCTTTTTAACATCACCGTCAATTACAGATGCATCTGATTTCATAAAAGCAGTCATTTCTTTACTAGAATCTAACATATCCCCTAATTTTGATCTTAAATAATCCTGAAAAGGGACCCCATCAAGGTGCTCCATTACTATTATTGAAAAAGATAATTGTTTATATGGGAGAGTATTGGGGGGATGGGGATTTAAGACATGCCGTCTCAGCTGTTGTTTCAAATAGTAAGGAATCTCTGGAAATTTTGCCTCTCCCTGAGAAATCTCTTCATATTTTAAAAATAAATTTTTAAATCCAACAACGAATCTTAATTCTTTAATAGGTATAAATGCTTCTACTTTAGTTGTAATATTAGGATCAATAGAATTCACTTTTTCTAAAAATCTATATTCCTCCTTTTCTTTAACGGATCCCAGACTAGTAGAGACCCCTATTTTTAAAACTTTTATCCTATTATCTTCGGTAGTAACAATAATAATTATTCCTTCTTGTCCATTATTAAAACCATTAATCGATTTTATATTAAAAGGTAATAAATCATTTAAAAGAGATATTAATTTTGCATAGTCGTCCCACATTATTGAAGAAAATTCTTTCTCAGCATCAGCTGAAACGCGGAACTCCTCATCCGCTATACGAGCATCCTCCGCTATACGAGCTTCCTCCGCTATACGAGCTTTCTCTACTCGCTTTGCAGCCGCTGCAGCCTCCTCCTCTTTCTTCCGATCGGCCGCAGCCTTAGCTGCTGCCTCATCCTCTGCTCGCTTTGCAGCTGTAGCAGCCGCAGCAGCCTCCCCTCGACTAATATTCCACTTTCTACCCTCTAGTATATTTGTTATACCTTCCAAAAAACGATTTCTCATTGCTTCAGTTTCAAAAATATATCTTTTACCATCCAATTCAAACTCGTAATAATCTTTCGGGAAAGGACCCCATTTTACAGTTCTTGAAACCGGCTGGGTTACAATCCGTTGTATATTATATAATGATGTATTATGAATATTACCCTTAGTTTGATCAGTGTAAATAACCAGATCTCCATGAGGATTAAGGACAGCATATCTTTTATTCCACTTACCTGTAGACTTCCCAGGTGTATAGCATTCACTTTCTAATAATTGTCCTTCTCCTTGGGTATCTCTCAGCATCCCCCCCTTCATTCTCATAATTCTTTTAGTTTTTCTTTTTCTATTGGTTCTACGATTAAATTTTTTTCTTTTAGTATTTTTAAAATATCGCCTTTTAAGACTACGTTTCACTGTCCACTTAACTCTTTTTAGTTTACTACGTTTCACTTTTGAACGATTCTTTTTCTTAATAACCATATATATATATATATATATATTATATAATTATGTCTTTTCATACAATCAAGAAATGTTTCATACATGTTGATGGTAAAATTATTAAATAAGTTTAATCATTTAAAAATTACTATTTTTTATTTAATAAATAATGTCTGATAGAGTTTTATTTATTAGTGGTCGTTGTGATCATTGTAAAAAAATTTTGGTTGGTATTCAACAACATGCTTTTTTAAAACCATTGTTTAATGTAGTGAATGTTGATGTTCAACCTTATCCTAATTATGTGAAAAGTGTTCCTTCTATCCTGATTAATAATCAGGTGATAAGTGGTCAAACTGTGTTTGAATATTTTGGAAAATTAGTTGAGGGAAAGAAAGCTCAAGAACAGAGAATACAAGAAAATCAAACAAATGAATCTGATCAGGGTCAGTGTAGAATTAATGAAGAGGGTGAATTAGAAGGATATTGTGTTGGTGGATTAGGTGGTTCTGGCGTAGAATTCAGCATGATTACTGAAGAAAATGATGATTATACTAAAAAGACATATAAAATAGAAAGTAGTTATGATTTCTTGGATGGCGCTTCAGATGATATTCATTCGCAAGTGAAATCTATGGAAGCCCAAGATTCTCAACTCAGTCAAAAAAGAAAGGGTTTTGATAATGATTTAGAAAGAATGCAGCGGGAAAGAGGAGAATTAATGAATCAACAATCGGGACCAGGCATGGGGCCTAGGCCTCCTATGGGTCAAGGACCTGGTATGGGTCAAGGGTCTGGTATGGGTCAAGGATCTGGCTCAATGATGGGGGGTGGTCAAAATATGATGAGATAAAAATCTAAAATGCGTTAAATCATTTAAAAAAATGTAATTCTTTTTATTAAATATAGATGTCAGAAGTTGAACAGAATCTTTTTAGTATTTTTAGTGATTTTATAAGAGATTTATCAAAAACATTTCCGGAAATTAAAAGTTGTTTATATAGAAATTATGAAGATTGTTTAACTATTGAAGATAAATGTTTAGATGATTTACCTAAATTAAAAAGATTTTTAGAATTAATTGGCGATTATGAAAAAATGATTACCGATAAAAATTTAGAATTTTTTGATTTAGAAGTAGAATTTTTAGAAGAAATTTCTTTTAAGAGATTATGGGAAAAGAATATTTCCAATAAGACAAGAGAAAGTATTTGGAAATATTTACAGACATTTCAATTGATTAATATTAATTTAAAATCAAGTCAGCAGTTAAAAGATGTATTAGGTGATTTGGGGACAGATAAGGAGGTCGAAGTTGATAAACAAACTGCTAAAGATCTGAAGCGCATGAAAAAGTTAAGTGAGAGTGTTAAATCAGAAGTTCCGGGAGAATCAGACTTAGACGACATGTTAAGTGGTTTAATGGATGGTGGGATTGGTGATATTGCGAAAGAAGTAGCCAAAGATTTAGATATTGAAAAGATGTTTGGTTCAGTAGATGAAAATAGTAATCCTATGGAGTTAATGGCTCAGATGATGAATCCAGAAAAGATGGGTTCTATTTTTAATAATATTAATTCTGTAATGGAAAAGAAAATGGAATCGGGTGAATTAAGTCAAGAATCATTAAAATCTGAGGCAGAAGGAATGATGGGAAAGATGGGTGAGAATCCCATGTTTAAAAATATGATGGAAGGTATGCAGCAGGGTATGCCTGGACAAACGGGTGAAGGGCAAAGCATGCCTACAGGGTCACAACAAAGCATGTCGGAGCAGAATGATTCTGAAAATCCAGCTCATGAATCAAATGATACACCTAGACCACCCGAAAAAGAATTAACAAGGGAAGAAAAACAAAAACGCTTAAGAGAAAAAATTAAAGAAAAAAGAGAAAATAGATAAATTTTTTCTATATTATATTATAAATATTGGGATATGAACGATGATTCTGAAATCATAGTTGGATCAAGGGTAAAGGCGGGAGAATATATAGGAACTGTGGAAAAGATGACAGATATGAATGTAAAAGGACATATGGTTCCGGGAGCAATTTTAACAATAACCAACAAGCACAGCAAAACAGGCGAGGAGGAGCCGACACGTTTGGTGGGGCAGTCGCTCACCCTTCCACTCACTGCTCTGGAGATCCAGCCGGTTCGCCCGGCTGCTATTGCGCGGCCGGTTCAGGAGGCTACTGCTCTGGAGATCCAGCCGGTTCGCCCGGCTGCTCTGGAGATCCAGCCGGTTCAGGAGGCTACTGCTCTGGAGATCCAGCCGGTTCGCCCGGCTGCTCTGGAGATCCAGCCGGTTCAGGCGGCTGCTGCGGAATATAAAGTTGACGCGTCTCACGACCTACCCATGATGTCCATTAAAGGAGATACGGTGTACGTACATGGAACTAATAATAGTATAGGCATAGTTCGAACCAGAACACACCAAGGTGTGCCCACAATAATCTCGATAACAAATAATCAAAGCACAACATATATAGTTACACTTGAACAGGATAAAAGTAAACCAAATACATTAACTGTATTAGGAACTAAAGAAATGGAATCTGACACTGGGGGTCAAACTACCGAGTCTCAACCCGAACCCGATCCCCAGCCTGAGCCCCAACCCGATCCCCGCTTATCACAATTACGCAGAACACATCTACCCCCCCCGGTCGCACACGCCTTATCTGTAGACAGCGTAGAATTAGGAGAATGTATAACAAATTACTTTGGCCGAGAGTTAGTTCTCCCGGTAACACTATCGTATTATAATAGAAACCCAGCACTCACATTTACACATAGCGGACACGAAAATATACAGTCTGTTGTGGTTATACCATTAATAAATGAGACTGCTTCTTGTGTCTGGTCGGTACACATAAGTGGTGGAAATCACATAAAATTTACATCCAAAGGATGCTTTAAGATGCAGAGAGAGTACTATATCACAACGGTGCTTGAACACAAACAGAAAGCGCGTGCTAAGACCCTTATGAAAAGTGCTGTCAAGGAAGGACCTGGATCTGACACGTATGATAAATTAATAGCATGGTTGAATGCTTATACAACAAGAAGTGATGCCGACAAACAGATCCAGAGTGAGGCGGGTTTTTTGTTCGAGGAGACATCCTTCTTGCCCGAATCCACCAGCGCTCCCTCGCTCGAAAGTACGAGCGAGGGAGCGCTGGAGCCAGAGCCAACGCTGGAGCCAGAGGGCCCATCTAATCAAGTAATATCGTCCGGATCACAACCAGAATCAGTCAGGATTCCAGTAGAGAGAACTCCGGAAAAAACGGGTTTTTTAAGTAGAATATTTCAAGGATCAGGGGATGCCGTAGCTGATGAACCGATAAGTGATGTCCAATCAGAAGATAGTGACATACAGTTAATTATTAAAACGAACAAACACAATGGAAATGATGCCGCCACGTTAGCAATTTTTAAAGACAACCCGAATTTACGAACCCAATTCGATGAAATGTTAGCAGCTGCAAAACAAGAAGCAGGAAGCACCAGTGGTGGTGGTAAAAAATCTACTAGACGTAAATCTACTAGACGTAAATCTACTAGACGTAAATCAACCAGACGTAAATCTACTAGAAGAAAATCTACTAGAAGAAAATCTACTAGAAGAAAATCTAGAACTCGCAGAAGATAATTAAATTTTAAAATAAATTATTTTTTAAATATTATAGTATAAGATGATTACAACTCCTTTTTGGTATACTGATATATCTATTCTTTATTCTAAGGATTCTATTACAGAAATTTTTCCTTCTAAAAGATTTGATATATTAAGAAAATTAAATTCGATAGTTAGACTCTCAATATTATATACATTAGTCATGTATTTTATGAAACGCGATCAGAAATATTTAGTAATACCTTTAGTTGTTATGGGTATTACATGGTTAATATGGTATAAACAAGAAGATATTCATAATGATCATATTATTAAAGAATCTATGAGTGATAAATTAGATGATTTAGTAAAATTAAATGATTTAAATACAGAATGTAGAATCCCAACAAAAGAAAATCCATTTATGAATCCAACTTTAGCTGATTATGGAACAAATTTACCTGCGCCCCCCAAATCTTGTCCTTCCTATAATAATACGGGTGTTCAGAGAAGAGTTGAAGAATTATTCAATGAAGATTTATACCGAGATGTAAATGATGTATTCGGTAAAAACAATAGTCAAAGACAATTTTATACAGTTCCTGGAAATCAAGTTCCAAATGATCAAGGGTCTTTTGCTCAGTGGTGTTATGGAACTCCACCGACATGTAAAGAAGGTAATAAAATAGCTTGTTTAAGTGATATGGGTAATTCGGGTGGTGGTACAGGTTCTGGAAGCACTTAAATTTTAATTTAAAAATTTTTAATTTTAAAATTTTTTTTATTTCTAATGAATATATAAATGACAGAAGTATTAGGAAATAATGGTTATAATGGATATGTTGCTGGTAATCCGACACCCGAGTTACAGGGATGTGCTACTGCTGATACGAATAAGAAAGATAGTTTTCAACTATTTAATAAAGCGAGCATCAGAGCAGATCAGCTAACTATGGATTTAGATGTTATGCAATCCCAAGGTCCTGGTTATTATCATTTAGATAATCAGTTTGCTTGTGAATGTGGTTTAAAAGAAGCACAAAGTATCCAAACTTCTCAACCTGGCATTCATTTAAAAGGTGGATTTGGATGGTCAGGTGAAAAAGGGTGTCTTGTAGATAATGATTCTACCTTAAGACAGGATAAAGATAAACTAACAAATGATAGACAAATTAATCAAGTCTTTGAAAGACTTTCAGCTACTACGCCGAATTATAGTAAAGGTTATTATGATGTAGATACTGAATCTATTATTAGACCGGGCGATTTTGCTGGTGATCAGAAGCCATGTATTGCGAATAGTGAAATCACATATGGTAATTATTTCTTACCAATGATACCCAAATTAAAAGAAGAAGTTCAGGATCATAAACATATTATCCCTGAAGATTCTAAAATGGATTGGGTCAGAGGTGGATTACCTACTAGACAAATGGTAAGAAATGAGGATTATTTAAGAAGATGTCAGGAAAAGACTTTTCAGTAATAATTTCTATATTAAATTTAATATTTCTATTTATATATATTATAAAAATGAAAGAAAATTATTATATTTATTTGTTATTAGCATTTATTTTAGGATATTTTGCTAACTCAATTATAAAGCAAATATGCGGACAAAACATTGAAGGTATGGATGAGGCTTCTCCTGCTCCTGCTCCTGCTCCTGGGCCCCATTTCTGTAATCCCACCGTTAGTCCTGCGCAGATGTGTCCTGGGAATATAGCATGCCCCGATTGCGGATCCCCGCCGTGCGAGTGCCCCACTGCGCCTGAGGGGTCGTCTGTGTCTGCTCCTGAGGGGTCTTCTGTGTCTGCTCCTGAGCCGGCGAAATGTATTCCCGGCGCTACTCCTGCGCAGATGTGTCCTGGGAATATAGCATGCCCCGATTGCGGATCCCCGCCGTGCGAGTGCCCCACTGCGCCTACGTGTTCAGATTATGATTGTCCATATGGTAAGCGGAATAAACAAAGCGCTTCATCCACAATTCTATTGGGGGATACAGTACAAGATACACAAAATTGTTGCGAAGATATCCCACCATATGGGGGGGTTGACGCCTCGTCGCCGGGATATGCGTGCGGGGAGCCGGGTGGGCAGTGTATTTCTTGTGGAGGATATGGGGGGTGGATTGGGTGGGGGGTGAAATGTGGAACAATCACAGATGCGCAACGAAAGAGAAAGACTAACGAAGCGGCATTGGGACCATGGGCCCCCGCTTCTGGACTGTGTGGTGATCAACAGTGTGGTGCGTGGTGTGGGGCTGAGGGGAATCGATCATGGGAGGGTAAAAAATGTATATCTGATTATGAATGATCCACCAACAAGGTTATCGTAAAAGAAAATCTAAGCGTAGAAAATCTAAGAAGAGAAAATCCAAGAAGAAATCTAAAACTCGTCGTAGAAGAAGATAATTAAATTTAAATCTTAATATTAAATTTTTTATATATTATTCATAATATAATATGAATACTTTAGATAGTGGTGGAATCACAAATACCCTTTCAAATAATTTTACCAGTGGACCTGGCGAATATAGATTAAATGAAGATAGAAATCAAATCAGTTATCCTTGGGCTCCTACTATGATCTTACAAAAGAATGGTGGTTCATTGATGAATGATAATTTCTTTGATGTTGATTCAGAACTAAAAAATATTACACGTAAGTTAAGTAATAATCCTAAAGAACAATATATCCCAGGAACTCAGGGTGCTCCTGTAGAAATGAAGCATTTCCAAGATGGTGGTTATCATCAGACTAGTAGTCGTCTAACAAATAATGCTTTTGAATTAAAAGGTGTAGGTATCAATCGATGGGAACCATTATTTTTTGATCCTCAAAAGAATGCTGTAGAACCATTTAGACGAATTGGTGATAACACTGTCTTAAATACTTTAGATACACATGTTGAAGAATGCGGTAACGTATAAATTTATATTTTAATGAAATATATTTTTTTTAAAAATTTGATTTAAATCTTATATTATCTATTATAATATAAAACATAATGGATGAAGAAAATGTTGATTACAATAATGAATATGATGAATATGATGAATATGATGTAAGTGAAGTTGTTATAGAATCGGGTAATGATGAAGATATTAATGTTGTCATGAAAGGTTATAAATCTAAACTAAAATCATATAAAACAAGCCCAGCGTTAACAAAATATGAAAGATGTAAAGTAATCGCGGAAAGAGCGAATCAAATTAATCATGGTAGTCATATCTTTATACAGAACCAAGAAAGATTTAACAATGCTTATGATATTGCTGTTCAAGAATTAAATGAAAAGCGTATCCCATTTATAATTAAAAGACCTTATGGGAATGGTTTTGAATATTGGAAATTAAATGACTTATTGTAAATTAAATGACTTATTGTAAATTAAATAATTTATTAAATGACTTATTTTTAAAAAAAAAATATTTTTACTATTATAAATGGATTTAGTTAAGAAGGGGATTAATTATGTGAAAAAAATATGCGATAACGATGATGTTTGTATTATGATTGTTTTTGTTGTGATTGGATTTATGCTTTGTTATCTTTTTAAGAATCAGATTAGTGGTTATATGAATTTTGCCACAGTTGATCATGAGTTTGATCCATTAAGTGGTTCTGTTGGTGGAAAGGGTGTTGGTGCTCCATTAGATCATCCATCCCATATGATGGACGGTAAAAAACCAGTCCATGATGAAAAACCTGTTGGCATTGAATTAAAACCGAGAAAACCCGATCCAACACCATCTACTATGAAACAGATGGGTGTAATGGCGGCAAAGCCCCCAGTTGAACAGGGTATGGTAAAACAGAGGGTTGGTTTAGATACACAAGATGCTATGATTTTTAGACCTTTTGATGAAGTATGGAATCCAGGATTCATGCCTTTAGATATGGTTTTTAAGGGCGCTAAACCATCTGGTATGGGTCAAGATAGACCTACGGGGCCTAAGGCTGGTCCTATGGGATCTAAGGGTGGACCTATGGGTCCTAAGGCTGGTCCTATGGGACCTAATGCTGGACCTATGGGTCCTAAGGCTGGACCTCAGGCGGCAGAAGAAGTAAGTCTTGTTCTTGTATACGCTCCTTGGTGTGGACATTCTAAACGCATGTTACCAGACTATGAGAAAGTAAAATCGGAATATGATGGTAAGACTGTGAATGGGAAGAAAATTAATATCTTAATGTATGATTCCGATGTTGACAAAGATAAGGTTAAAGAATATGATGTAAAAGGATTTCCGAGCCTTTTCTTTGAAAGTGGTGGTAATAGAGAATCTTTTCCCCATAGACAATATGAAAAGATTAAGGACTTTTTAGATAATCTTTAAGACCAACTTTTAGTAATTTGATATTTACCTGCGGCTTGATGATTTGAGCCTTCATCTCTTAATTTTTCTTCATTTGTGGCAGAATATTGCCAATGCTCTTGACTACATAATCTAAAATCATCATGTGGTTCTGCTTTATACCAGAATACTTGATCTGTTAATTTATTACTTTTCGCATTGTTATGAACAACTAAACATTCATAATTTTCAGTACATTGATCCATTACCTGGCAAAACATTTCGAAGTTGGGAAACATACCAGCATAATGTTCATAAAGACGTTTTCTATTACTAACATAATTTTCTCTTAAGATAAATACATAATCAATATTTGTTCTTAGATTGGGTGGAATACCCAACGCATACTGCATAGTAATCATGAAAAGAATTTTAAAATGACGACCATTCATAAATAAACTCCTTACATTTTTATCTTTAGTCCAACTATTATCATAAAGACAATCATCAAATACTAAAAACGCTCTTGGATCAACTGAAGGATTTTCTTTAACTCGGTCTATCATTAGTCTTTGTCTTTTAAGAAGTCTTTCTACAATACCTGGTTCATATTCATCATAAATAAATAATTTTGGAACCATTTTACCATAAAATGAATTCGCTGCTTCAGTTCCAGAGACAACTTGACCTGCTGGGATACCAGTATGATGTGCTAAAATATCTTTACATAAATAAGATTTACCAGTATCCCTTTTACCAATTAAAACAACAACTTTATCATCCTTGATCTCTCTTATATCAAATCTCTTTAATTGTATTTCCATTTATAATACAAAGTAGAAAAAATATGTCTTTTATAACTTAAGTTTAAAAGATAGTTTTTTTGTGACTTCAAGTCAATAATGAGATACCAGAATTATATTCATTATCATAAATGGGATGAAAAAGAATACAAAAAATTATTTCAAAGTATTAGAGAACAATTAGAGATGAAATCCTTACAGTTTTACATGCCATTTTATTCATTATATTTTAATATCCATAACAGTAGCAGATCTTTATTAAAAATAGATCTTGAGAGAAATTATTATCTTAGAGAGATTAAAGAAATTACTAAAAGTAGATATTATAATTCGAACATGTTTTTAGTATCGGATGTTTATAATTCATCAAAAAATATCATAGAAGAAAAAGAAATTTTCTGTAAAACTATCCCTATAGTTGATGTCATGCATTGTATCAACGATAATTATAATTTTACAACTAAAAATAATTATCACCTGCCATCTGCTTATAATTACAATACATTCAAAAAAATTAATGATATGAATAATACTGCTTATATCGATGTTTTTTGTAGTTATTTATTTGGAAATTTAACATATCATAAGATAAGCCCATCATTTGCTTTGTATTATGGTTCTATAAATGGGATCGGAGATTATAAATATGATATTAGCGATGAATATCATGAAATAAAGAATGATAAATGTTTTAATAAATGTATTGATAAGGGTTTTAAATTAGATGTATATATATCTGAATCTGAATCTGAATCTGAATCTGAATCTGAATCAAATTCGGATTCAGAAGATGATAATGATGATTATATAGCAATTGTGAAAGATATCCCATTACAACTGTTATGTATTGAAAAACTAGAAGGAACTTTAGAAGATTTAATTGATGAAGATATCAGTGAAGAATTATTATTAAGTTGTTTGTTTCAAATATCATTTGCCTTAACATATCTTCAAAAACATTATGATTTCACTCATAATGATTTACATATCAATAATATCATGTATAGTGATACCGAAACAAAATATTTATATTATAAACTGAATAATATTTACTATCGTGTCCCAACATATGGTAAGATATTCAAAATAATAGATTTTGGTAGAGCAGTGTTTAAATATCGGAACAAGGTTTTCATGAATGATGTATTTTCTAAAGTAGGAGAAGCGGGAGGTCAATATTCATATCCTTCACAAGTAGATTTCTTATGCGAAGAAGAAAAAGAAATTATCTATCCCAATCCTCACTTTGATCTTTGTAGACTAAGCATGACTATTTTAGAAGAAATAAACCCTGATAAATATACGGAGACCATGATTGATTTCTTAATTAATATGTGTAATGATGACAAAGGAGACAATTTCTGTAATATGAGAGATGATTTTAAATTATATATGGATATCGGTAAATATGCGTGTAATTGTTTACCAAGGGAAATAATATTACATAGTATTTTTAAAAATTATCGTGTTAAAAAAAGTGTATTTCCAAGGAAAACATACTATACATTATAAAATTAAATTAAGTTAAATAAAATACTAATGTATATCTTTCACCTTTAAAGGGACATGTTTCATGTGGATATTTTGAACCATCAAAAGTATTAAATTTACCTTTGATATCATGTTTGACTGGATTCTTTTCATTTTCATCAAATATTGTTAATTCACCCCCAGTATAATCACCTAACCCAACAATGTATGATACACCTGTATTTTTAGCATCTCTATGTCTCGCAGCTCTATGATTTTTATTAAACTGAATTGAATTAAATTTAAACTTAGGATCTTTTAATTTCATTAATTTTTTAGATTCTCTAAATAATTTTTTATATTTAGGTTCTCTGGTTTTCATAGATAGCATCTTACGATAACCAGAACGAGAACCTTTACCCGCCCAAGAAGTAACTATCCCCAAAACAAAACCTTCATAGCCAGAAAATCCAGAATCTACATGACTTTTTCTTAATACATTAGGTCTCGCAGTTTTAGGCCATTTCATTTCTCTTAACATATTTAACACTAACTTCTTTTGTGATTCAACTGTCGGTTTAGATTTCTTACGTGTTTTTTCTCTTTTGTTTGTCTTGTAATTATTTCTGCTTGTTCTTATTTTAGTTCTTTTAGTTGCCATTCTATATTATATAAAATAAAATAAAAATATTTTAGAAAGGGGGTTTCCCCCCACCAAATGAAGTAATATTACCATTTAAATTAACTGCTTCTGGAACTGTTAAACTCTGAGAACTATTATGAAATATAAATAATAATATTGTAGTGACTACTAGTATAATACAGAAGATACTAATATATTCATTTTTACGATCACGATTATCATATTTATTATCTGTAAAAGTTGCATATATGCCCGTGCTAATACCACCTATACCTGTTCCTAATAATAAACATTGGCCAAACATTTATTAAATGATAATAATAAATTATAAAAGGATAAACTTACATTTTTTCTACTTCATTCGCATCTTCAAAAAGAGTAAACATTTTATCATTATTTTTTTCAACCTTAATCCCCTTGTCCTCAACGATCTGTTTCATGTCGTCAAAAAAATTTGCTAACGAAGAAGTTTCATCTATATCATCTTCATTTTTTACCGCAACCATTTCTTTTCTCGGTGATTTTGGTTCTTGGATTGTCGGTATTAAAGTATTATTATCAGTTATAGGTTTATCTTCTTTTATAAGTTGTAATGGTTGTATTTGGGTATCATTTAATACAATGTCTACTTTAGGATTATCATGCGATGTAGTATTATTCATGTTTGGGTATAAGCTATTTAGAGAAAAAGTAGGTTGAGTCTGTGGTTCGGGTTCAGGTTGGGGTATAGGTGTAGTGGCTATCTCATTTGATTTTACTACATTTATTTCTTCTTTCACCTCCATATTTGTCATTAATCTCTTTAATCTTTCTTTATCTTCACTACCTTGTTCTACAGGAGAACTATTAATATCTACATTATCATATTTTATTTCTACAACAGACCCCTGTGTAACAGGTGTTTGGCCGGGGATTTCAACTGGGACTGTAATATCATTTACGACTATATCAGAACATTGTTTTGATACTTGTTCTTCACTTGGATCATTGCTTGAAGGAAATAATTCTGACATGGAGGGTTCTTCGGTCGGTTCATTATTTACTATTTCTTCAATTTGAGATAATGGCTCTGATTCCATTTTTTCTACCATTTGAGTAAGTTTATTTTCTAGATCTGTTAATTTCTCTTCTTCTTTCACAATATTAGGTTCTGTATCTTCGTTTATAATGACAGGCCCTTCCTTCATTAGTTCATCTGCCGCAGCTTCGGCTACTTCTACTGCTGCTTCTGCTGCTTCTTCTGCTTCTGCTTCTGCTGCTTCTTCTGCTTCTGCTTCTGCTACTTTTCCTACTACTATATCTACTTCTTCTGCTTGGGTATCACTGTCTGATATAGTATGTTCTTTCTCTAAAACAGAATTTGATTTTAATTCACTTAATTCTTCTCTTAGCAACTGTTTTAGTGTTTCTTTTTGATTTAATATACTATCTGTTTCCCCCTCTAAATGTTCTTTTAAAATTTCTTTTATCGGTAAAAGATTTCTAATTGTGTTTTCAATACATGTTTTAATAATATTTTCAATTTCTTTATTGTTTTTTTGAAATTCATGACCAGGAACACTTTCATTAAATAAATATGGATTTTTCCATAATTCTCTTGCTGTATTAATATATGATTTGTGAATAAATGTAGTACATTTAGGTATTGTTACATTTATCTTGTTAAATGATTGATTGGGGCCAATTGATGTTAAAATTTTAGTATGACTAATAAATACAGCTGTAATTAAATCATCAATATAATCACAATTACTATTATTTGTAATACGACTACATTCACTTTCAATAATTTCACTATTCCAGATAGGAACCTTTTCTAGCAATTCTCTAAATATTAATAATATAGGTATTTTCTTACTACTATATAATAATTTTGATTCATCATAAATGCTTTTTACACCATCAAACATGTGAGGATATAATATATCAATAAGCTGAGCTGTATATTCCACCTTAGCTTGAGCAAAAATAGGAGTATTTAATTCTTCCATAATTAATAAGCTGATTTATTATTAAAATTAAACTTAAACTAATTTTTGAAAAGATATCCTAAAAACACAATTATCTTTTCCATACACTTCATAATAATAATCTTTTAATTCTGTTTCACTTGTAATATGCTCTTGATTTTTAAAATAATTAGGATGTTTAAATATATATTCATTCATAGTCAAGAAGACGTCTAAATTGACTTCATAATTCATTGACAAGAAGTATTCATTAACTCGTTGAACATCTTCCTTAGTCAAATTATTAATATTAACTTTACCGTTTATACCATAAAAATATTTTAAACCATCAACAAAAATCATTAATAATTGTTCAAATTCATGTAATCCTAAATTTTTATCAGGTGTATTTAAGGGTAATTCTAATTTAACTTCACCCTTTTCTTTCGGCGAATCAGAAAATAAATAATTTATGAAATCATCATGATCTCCTTCTTTATATTCGGTATCACTATTCATATTAAATTAATGATAAAAATATTTATCTAATATAAACTAAATATGATTAATAATTCTCTTGTCGCAAAAACTATTTATGGGTCTTTGGTAGCACAATTTATCACCACATCATTCTCTCTGGATGGTTTAAATTATGATTTAGCAATTGAAGATACTATTTTAAAAGATATTCTTATTTTAGAAGCATTTGTTCAATTTATTGAAGCTGGATTTTATATATGGGTAATCTATGCTTTAAAAGATTTAAATAAGATGACCAGTAGGCGATACATAGATTGGTTTATTACAACACCAACCATGCTTGTATCCACAATTATATTTATGGAATATTTAAGAAAAAAAGAAGAAAATGAAGACACACTATATTTCTGGGATTTTATAAAAGATCATAAGAAGAATATAATATTAATCATAGCGCTAAATTTTTTTATGTTATCATTTGGATTACTCGCTGAAACGGGTAAAATAGATAAAAAATATGGTATTTCATTGGGTTTCATTTTCTTTATAGCATCTTTTTATGTAATTTATGAAAATTATGCGAAACACACTGAAGGTGGTAAAAAACTATTCATGTTTCTATTTAGTGTCTGGTCTTTATATGGATTTTCTGCGATGTTACCTATAGTTCCTAAAAACACATGTTATAATTTATTAGATGTAGTGGCGAAAAATTTCTATGGTTTATTTATTTACTATTATATTACACAAATTGGTAGTCGTAGCGGATATTCATTTAATTTCTTACTGAAAGGTACTAAGTTATACTAAAGTTTTACTAAGTTATACTAAAGTTTTACCAGGTTTAATATAAATCATATTATCAGATAGATTATCTCTACTACAACTATTTGCTATTTCATATATAATATCTTTATTATATTCTTCTGTTGGCCATAAATAAACCGGTGCTACTGGTGCTTGTAATGAAAATACCATATCTAATAATCTTTTAATACGATTATCATTCATAATGATAAGACTTTTTTGTAAATAATGATGGGGTTCTTTTTTTAATTTACGAATAAATAATGCTATTTTAATACAGTATTTAGGTGATATATTTTTCATAATACGAGTATCAAAGATAAATATAAAATCTTTGCGATTATGATATAAGAGTAACCAACCTTTTAAAAATTCATCAAATTCTTCTTCTGTATTTAATGATTCGCTAAAAGTTACAAATACAAGGGGAAATTTATCAGTGTTAAATTCAGCAAACATTTATTTATCTTTAAGATTTTATTTAATGATTATTACCCTAACAGTGACAATCGCATATATAAATTTTATTTTCCGCACTACATGTTAAGATTTCATCTAGTGTATGAGTATGAATATGAAAATTACAATCATTACAATTTCTTATTAATTCTACTAAATTATGTGATTCTAATGTTTTTAATAAATCTTCCTTACAATCCTCTATGATGTCTTCAAGAGTATTTATATAACGAATATCAAGTGTTACTTTGTATTCGCTAAAAGTAGCAGATGAAAAATAAAAATTTCTTAAATAAGGATTATTCTTGTAATCCATTTTTAATATATAAATATTGATTTATTTAAATAAGAATTTAATAATTTTAAGAGAGAGATTATACTGATTGTATAATAGGTCATCGTATGTCTGGTGTCGGACACGGAGACCCATGGATGTAGTTATCATCATCCCCTCTGAAAACTGATGGCAGAAATTTAGGAGCACCCAGGTGTACTACTAGTTAAACCAAATAATTGACATACTTCATCATTATTTTTCATCTCTAAGTCCTCGCGCGCTTTATCTAAACTAAATCCGGTATTCCGTAATGAACAATAACCCTTATCACTTTCAGGGATTTCAATCCATTTACCTTGTAAACAATTATCATGGTTGGTGGTTTTGGATTTCGGTTCACAACAACTTAATATAGGACTAATATCTTCATATCCAGTAGTGTTTTTAAATCGGGATTGAAACTTATCAGAATGTAAATTTTCTCCGACGGATGCTACGTCAACGCCTATACTATTATTATCAATCCATTCATAATTATCGTTGAGATGACTTTTATTAAAATCATACCCACATACTTTTCTTATATCATCAGTACTTGTAGCACCTGTAAATTGAGAAACGCATTGTTTAGCTTGAGATCGTATATCAATAATATCATGACTAGTATAATATTGATAATGAACTCTAGATTCTGGATGATTACAATCTATATTATATCCAGCTGATTCAGATCTCTCGCGATAAGCATCACAACCTTCCCCAGGAATAGCATTATGATTTAAGAAATCATTTTTGATACAACCAGCCTTTTGATAATATTTAGTTTCATCTCGTTTCAATACGTCTTTAGTTGTATCATCGTTATCGCTTTGTATCATTTCACAATAAACTCTTTGAAAATTAGGACCAAATTCTCTCAATGAATGTTTTCCATCACCTGATTCAAAAAGAGCGGGATGCTTCATGTGTTTCTCATATTTGTCATCAGGGCCTACTTCAGTGCCATTAGTATTCAAACAAAGCCCTTGTGAATAATCTAATAATTCATCATTTTCACATGATTCATTGCACTCCCCGGTTTTTTCATTTACACCATAAGTACAAACCTTATTATTAAGTTCACAACCACTGAACTTACCCTTACCATCACTGCTTCCATTAAAAGGAACCTTTAAATTATTGTATAACCAATCTTTAAAAATAATTCTTAGTGCCGGAATACACCTCCTGACATCGTCTCGGTCGGGTGAGGAGGAGGCCGAATCAATCGCCAATAATTTATTATAAAAAGATGATAAATTTCTACCTGGATCATCCGGTGATGCTATAGTTTCATCTATCCTGTATGTAACATCGGGACTGGCTGTCGGATCTACTCTAGCAATATGTTTTACCTCCGATCTAAGTTTGCCGGTCTGACCATCATAAAAATAAGACCAATAATACCAAAATATCTTTTCTAGGGTAGTTTCTCCTGTATTATCTGATCCTTCGCTGCTTTTTTTGGCTGAAATACCATATTCTTTTAATAGATCTCTAATTAATATCGTATTTCCACTATTATCTAATAATACTTTCTTACCGCTATCAGAATGCCAACTCCCAGTCCATTGTTTAATTACATTTGTATCAACTACAATGGCGGTATCATATGCTGAGCCGGGATTATTCTGATTAGAATCGTCGCCTGTTATAGGTAGATAACCTGAAACGCTTCTTGCTGGGTTAAATAATTTATCCCAACTATCTATATCTGTATCTGTAGCTGAACCAGCCTTAAAACAAGGACTTGTATTGTCATTACCATCACATTGGGGGTATTTATTAATAAGATAAATAAATCCATACATTAATTCAGTCATTTGATAACCAGGATCTAATTCATGTGATCTATTATATGTATAATCTTGTGGTCCGTCTATGATAGATACAATTTCATCCCATAAACAATTATCATGATATTTACAGTCGCTGTATTGATGACATTTGTGAGCGGGGATAACTTCTTTATTAAACGTATCTCCCCTACTGAGGTCCGGGTCTAGGCCAATCTCCACAACATTAATAGCAAATAGGTCTAACCCAAACGCCTCAAAGATTACAGACAAAAGGATATATAAAATAAGAAAACCTGAAGCCAATAATATAATGCACTTAGCCTTGGTTACATCATTGCTTAAATCTTGATTTTTTCTGGTCCAAACCATCGCCAGACCCAATAGTATAATACTTATACAGAGAGCAAGATGAGTTTTATTTACTCTATCATATAATTCAGATACAAGATTATCTTTTAACATGTTTATAGCATCAGGGCTTCGGCTGTAGTCTGCGCCATCCACAGATCCAACTGTTCTACTGCGATCCATCCACCAATCTGAAGATATTGTCATACCGCCCACGAGTAAACCAATTAAGCAGAACATTGATGTAGGGAAAAATTCCCCAAAGCTATTAGCGGGATCCCCATATACGTTCCAGTCATTAGCAGCGGTCCCGTCCCCGCCTATACTCGTAAATGCCGTGCTACGAACAGCGACAACCGTAATGATTAACGAGATTAAAATAAATAAATTTCCTACAAAGCGAGCACCTCGTTTCCCCTTCCCCCAAATGAGTTCAATAATATATATTACAATAAAACATAAAGATCCAACCGCCAATGCCACATCTGATTTTGGTATCTGTGTATCATGGTTTGCACTATCTCTCCACAAATACACAAAACCTCCACAAGCGCAAACACTTAGTCCTAAACCTAGTAGTAGAACCCACCACGGCGCGATTTCCATTCCAAAAATATTAACCACAACTTCGGGATCACCACATCTCTGTATTTGTGTTTCATACATTTGTTTGGAATCATTCCAAGTTCTAGTAACACTCATCACACCCTCTCCCGCCTCCGTATTAGCAGGAGAGCATGTTTTATCTTCGATTGCTGTACAGGAGAAATTATTTGTATCCCATTCCGGATTCAAATAAGGATTTAAATATCCTACATTGTATAAACTATCATTGTCATCAAAATCAGGTGCCGATTTACAATAAGGTTGACTTCCATTCTGTATCGCCCCATCTTTACATCTTAAAATACAACTACTATCTTCATCAATATATTCTTTTTCTTTTAAAATTGGTTGCCAATAGCATTCATTTTTTAATATATCACCATTCAGTTCATGTTCCGATCCATGACCGTTTAATATTTTAAGTAAACCCTCACCGAATGTGTCAGTTTTAGGTTCGGCTCCGGATCTTGACCAAACACTTCCGTTTTTTGTAGGTGGGTTGCCATCTAAATCGGTTAATTCATTAAATGCTTTTAATACTGCGGGATTTACACAATCAGTTGCTTTCTGGCCCTCAGGATATGCGGTTAATGTACCCATTGATGCCTGTTTTTTGATACATTTTTCAACTGTCTGTGATTTACTTAAAAACCGACCACTCTTATCTGAACATGCAAAATCTAAATCATAACCGATTTTTCTTCTAGGACAACCTTCTGTAAATTCAATTTTGTCTAAATCAACTTGTCTCATGCCTGAACTTTGTAATTTTTCATATAAATCATCCACTGAACATTTATCAACTAAATTTAAATCTGTATAATAATCTGGTGGCGGAGCATGATATTTACACCCAGTTGTACTGCCTCTTACACCTATACTAGTATCTGCTGTTGCACTATTATTACCGGAAGAGGCAAAAGCATTTACGCAAAGAGATTCGTCAGAAACACTATTAATTATTTCACTACTAATATTATTACTTCCTATCTTATTTTCATGCTTAAGATTATAAAAGTAATTAGTACATTGATTCTCCCCATTTCCATTTTCACCTATACCCATCTGTGCTTTTGTATGAGGGTTATCAATGGTACCAGAACACCTTGTATATGATTGCCCACATAAATCATATACAGAATCCCATCTTCCATATAATCCATCTCCAAAGTCATCCCCCTTCTTAAAAAAATCCGATCCTATATCAGCATTACCCCCACTAACACTATTTAAAATATCGTTTCGGAATTTATCAGTTGTGTTTAATAAAACACCATCAAGATTTACTTTTAATTTACAATGTCGGTTCTCGCGACTCCCTTTATTTACACACTCAAAATATGCTTTTTGTTTGTCTTCTTCATTAGTGACATCACTAATAATATCATTACATTCACTTGTATAACTGCCCCCTTCCTCATTTTGTCTTGGTACACATGTGACCTTACTCTTATCAAAATTTAGTAGACCTTTACCTAGAGTGGATGAATCTATTTTTTTAATTTCTTTTGAAGTACCCGGAACTGGAGTTAGAGTATATTCATCTTCAAGCGGGTAATATAAATTATTAAATGCGTATTTCCAATCCTTATCAGGACTATTACCCTCTTGACTTATATCAAATGGCATGATATTCTTGCCGTCATACCAAGTATTATCCCCTTCTGTATTATATAAATTAGATCCTGGACTGACTGATTCTAAATAGTTTATTAAATTATTTGTTCCTTCATCATAAGTTTTAGTTAAAAGAAGTCCAACACTATCTCCGGTATCATTACTGTTTGATCCGATTTTATTTAAACTATTTATGTAATCAGAGTTTGTTTTGAGTGATTTAGGATCAACATTGCTATTATAAATACATTGAGATCTTATTAATTTTTTTATATCTGTTGCCCGAGATTTACTCATTTGTAAATCATGTAGATCTTGGGATCTACCGAATTTCCTTTCTGTATAAGCTTTACTACCATCATATAGTTCATTATACCAGTTAGATGATGATGGAGGAGACATATTATCCAATGGGAAAACACTACTTGGTGTATTAGAACTCTTCCATCTCTCCTGACCAACTCCCGCTATCTCCGTATCATATCGACCTTTATATTCAGAATAGTTACCCGGATACATTAACGACATAATTATATTATTTACTAATATAATTAATATAAAAAATTTAATATGAACTATTTTAATATATATTGCTTGTATAAACACCGGATAATGAATCTTCTATATATGGAACACTATTACGATTAATCTGTGATTCCTCGTACAAATATTTTAAATATTTTTTATATATTTGAATATCTTCTTGTGTAGGTTCTTTTAATCCTTGTCTACCAGAATAATTTATCGGGAATAATAAATTATTACAACATAATCTTTTACATGGGGGTTCTTCAATTTGATCAAAATCTCCAGCATTTTTATAATTATCATCATCATCCATACCACCACTTGGATTATATCCAGTACAATCGTGGACCAAATTATTAGTAGCTTCTCTATTATCATACTTAGGGGATGACCAGGCATCATTATCGCTATTCAGAGGATTATTATTATAATTATTCACACAATCAGGTTGTAAAATACCACATCCACCACCTTGCCTACGACTAACTGTACCGTGAGAATCAGTATCTCCGCTTAAACCCCACAAACAATAAGATGGAGCGAATTTTTGTATGATATATCTTTCTAATAATTTCATTGTTTTATCATTCTTATTATTATCTCTTCTCCATGGAGTTTTAAAATTGGCTGGACTTAATTTTTTTTCTTCTTCGCCACAAATTGCTTGCTTATTTAATGCACTGTTACCTAAATTAATATTTGTATCAGCAAAAACATCTAATTCACTAACTAATTCATCTAGCCGAGAATTTATCTCTTTGATATCTTCTGGTGAATCTGAAATTTTATCATCTCCCCCAGTAAATCTTGAATATGGGGGTTGTTTTACATCCTCCACCGGAGAAGGTTTTCTTTCACTATTTTCTTTAACTATAATAGTATTATTTTCTAAATTAGATTTTCCATAGAATATTGTATTATTATAATTTGGAAGCATTAATTGACTAAAGTTTTCTTTTGTTTCACTTAATACAAATAATAAAAATAAGAATCCTATTACGATTAAAATATGATTCATATAATTTAAATATAGAAATTAAAAATATTATCTAATTGCTACCAGGTGAAGTAACGCTACCAGGTGAAGTAACGCTATCTTCTGGAAAACTACAATCGTCCGGTTTTTCACCCTCTGAATCTAAAAAACAATCGGCAAATAACCTACATGAAGGTGGGCAAGATTCTAAATAATTACTACCTGGAGTAGCCGATATTATTTCAGCTATGCTCATAGAGTCATCATAAAAACAATCTCTACATTTACTCATATCTAAATAATGATCTTCATAGCTCCTTAGTTCATCAAAAATATCAATGATAATATCTATATCATCATCAGCTCTCTGAAATTTATCATATATTTCTAAATAATCATACTCATCGCTATCCTCTAAATTAATACCTCTTACAGAAAACTCATCCCCTACATCTTGTCTTTGTTTAATTGTTACTGAAGAGGGACATGTATCACAAGAAATTAAACAAGAATCATTTGCTAAAACCCCATCATCACTTTTTAAACTACAATCATCTTTATTTAAAATATGATGACATTTCATATCTCCAGATTTCCATTTAGGATCATTGCGACATAGTTCTTCTTGAAAGTAACCACTCATTATTTCTTGAGGAGCTGTTAAAATAGCAAAGTCATATTCGGGGGGGACAAGTGGATTTCTCATCCCTTCTTTAGTTTTACTCAGCGACATGAGAAAATATAAAAATAAAAATACTATGAATACTTCGTTGAATATAGATTTATCCATAAACTTACATAAAACTTAGATAAAAATTAATATTTATTAAATAGATAATTTACTAATAAGCAAAAGATGCTAATGATTGTGTATAAGGATTATCTTTAAAAGGATCTAACATAACAGGATCTAATCTATCGGCTAATTTTACATTGTCTAACGTATCTTTTTCTTGAGTGTATTCACAAGTATCGTCCGTTGGTATAACTTGATATACCTTGTCTAAATTATTAATTCTTGGATTAAAATAATCACTTTCAATCTTCTTAATATCAACATTTAATGTATCCATACCATTCATTAATTTTGTGTTTTCAGTAGTGGGGGTTCTCCCTTGTGAAATGATTTCTTTATTGGGATTCAAATCTGCTCTATAAAACTGGTCCGTTGCCATGGAACCCGGTAAGTACGAGCCAGCATTACCATTATATTCAAAGTTAGTTGTTTGTTTCTTAGTAGCTCTTACAGAATCTTGTAATCTTTCTTCCGGAACCTGAGTAATTGAAGAACCAACAAATCCATTTCTACCATCATCTAATGTTGTTTGTTTTACGGTGGGTCGGACTTCATCATATAATCTTTCAGTTTCACCTTCAAATACTGTCTTGATATTTCCTTCATAAGTTCTTTCTTCAGTAATTTCTCTTTCATTAGGATAAGCAAAGTATCCATCTTTATTATGATTATCATCGATTGCTTTACTTTCTAAATTCATATTACGATTAGTATCAACTGTTAATTGTTGATTCGTAGAACGTTTCACATTAGGACGACTTTCACTCGGATTAAAATTAACAGCCCCAGCTGGCCCCATTTTACCTTCATTAAAATAAGCACGATTTGTTTCTTTCACAATTTCTTCGGGTTGAATCATGGGGGCTTCAATTGCCCCCGTTGTAACTAACCATCTATCAGCCGTATTAATATAATCGGCGTCCGGTTTATGCTGAAAGACTTCACCTTCTTTACCTCTATGATCTATACCCTTACCACCGAGAACTTTCCCTCCAAAACTTTCTTTTAAATTATTCAGAGTTCTTATCGCATCTACGGAGTTCCTCTGAGCATATGCTAAATCAATATCTCTATTTATTTCACTCTTTTGATCAATATGAGCAACTCTTTCTTGTTCAAAAGGTAATTCGTTTCTTCTCTCCATACCCCCTACATATCTAGAGGTATCCGATCTTGCCCCTTCAAACTGATTACCAAATACATTTCCATAATCTCTTTGTAATTCAAAAAATTGACCTACTTCAGTTCTTCTTGGTCTAAAAGCATGAGATCCACCCTGATGATTCATTAAAGATTGATTTTCATCATAGTTAATATTCGCTGGACCGTTACCAGAGAAAAAAGGCTCTACTTTAATACCTTGATCGTTCACTAAAAAATCAGTTTTTGATATTTCTGAACCCGAAATAGATTGAATGCTATCACTAAACACATTTTTATCTCTTAATGTATTTCTACCACCCATATTTAAACTATCTATTACTTTACTATCGCCCTGCATCGCTAAATCATGATTTTTATTGACTAAATCTATTTCATAATTCTTCGCATCAACATAATTCGCCTGATCATAAACTGAATTACCTGATCCAACGAATAAAGGCGGTTGAACTTCGGAATAAGTTTTATGTTTTTCATCCTTGTCTTTATTCATTAAATATCCAACACCCATTAATCCAAGCAAGACTACTGATTCCATAATATAATTTACTAAATATATTATTTTAGTGTAATTTTAATTTAGTAAATATATTATTTAATTTATACGATATAATGTTTTTAATTCATGGGGGATTGTTTTATCATTGAAATATGAAATTATCTTATCATCAAAATATCCTACTAATTTAAAATGACAACTATTTTCATAAATTAAGAAAATACTATCATATTCTCTATTATAATCATTTAATGTATTGTAAACACTAAAATCATTTGTATAATTATTACAATTCAAGATAAATATATTACATCTAAGTATATTCATTAAAACTTGTAGTAAAATATAATCCCCCCAATATTCGTGACCAGATGTAGATATTTTTTGTTTAAAATCTTCTAATGAATTAATCTGATATGGATCCCAGTCTTCACTGAAATCATCGGCATCTTTCATGATTCTATAATATCCTATAATCATATCATATTGTTCTTCGGTTAAATTTTCTGATATCATATTACGAATATCATCTGAATTATAAATAATATCATTTTCTCTTTCTTTTTCATTTAATGCATTCGCGATACAGTGAAAGAAACAATCTCCATCACTATCACAATCCAGAGTACCATATCTTGAATTTTTACTTTTAAATTCACTTAATCTGTTTAATTGAATTATCCATCGTTTATGAATCTTTTCCCATCCATATTCACTTAAGATATGATGCCAATTATGAGATTTTATTCTTTTAAATAATTCTCTACTTTTATACTCCATGAAACCATCTTTAATCCTAATGTTATCAGTATAATAATATTCTTCTGTCATAATTAACTGTAATTGAGGTATTTTATATAGATTAATTAATTTATCAAATTTTTAAATCTAAATAATATATATAAAATGAAAGACGAATTAAAAAAAATAATCAATAAATGTGGATGTATTGATATTAAAGTTGTTGTATTATTATTTTTTATACTCGTAGCAATTTATGCTATGTATCATGAGAATGTTAAAGATGAAGATTGTCAATGTGGAAATTAATTTTATCTAAAATTTTTTCTAAGGTAAGTTATAAAAATATGGACGATGATGAGAGACAATCCGAAACAACAGAAAAAGAGTTTCTTGTGGGACCTGATCAGGTATATTATGAATCAGATAGAGATATTAAGGTGGGATTTGTCAGTCATGATTCTAATGAATATAAAGGAGGTCTCCGATCTGGTATGTCTGTCATTTTCGCAGATAAAATTCGCGATGGCAAACGAATAATCAAAGTAATTACCCATATCAATGGTGAACCACAAGGTTCTGATGTTTCTTATGGGGGTGGTGGAAAAAGAAAGAAGCGTAAATACAGTAAAAAATCTACTAAGAGAAAATCTAAAAAGAAGGGTTCTAAAAAGCGTAGAAAATCTAAAAATAAGACTAAAAGAAGACGTTAATCATTTTTCCATTTTTGACCACAGTGATTACAAATATAAATATATTTCATATTATCATCATCATATTTAATATAAGTTACTGAACTAGGTGTATCACCGGTATTACAAATACATTCTGGATTCGTACATTTTAAATTGCTATTACCTTCTATCTTTGGTAAGGTAACATCATGGGTAATATAAGGATTATGATTAATATATTCTGATTTATCATATTCTCTAAAGTCTATTGAATAAATACAATTGTTTTTACCACTAAATGATTCTTGTTTTTCACATGCTTTACAATAATGTAGTAAATTTTTATCTGAATCTAAATATAAATAAGTCATATTTTGACATTCGCCGCAAAAATGAATTTCAGAATCTTCCATTATTATAGTATATTGATTATAATCTTTAATTTAAATCAAATTTATAAACTATTTAATTTTTGAGTTAATTCTTTTTTTAGTGAATTATAATCTATTATCATTGTCAGATTATAAATATTAATAGATGCTTTAATCGGTTTTGGATACTTTTTACATAAAATATCTATTTTTTGTAATATATTTTCACGTTCATTTTTAAGGCGTTTTGAAATTACATCGTCAAAAGTTAGAAACAAAGGGTGAAGTGTAAATCCATTATTTTTAATTAAATGATTATAAGTATCATATTCAACCATTAGATTATACGTATCATTTCTTTTACCTTTTTCATTTTCAAATCCCGGTTCATTATGTAATGGATCATTGTTTAGCAATGATTGAATTGATAATAATACTGAACTTATATCCATAACACTTGTCCATTTAGGTCCCGACCATGTATTAATCGCGGAAAGGCACACTTTACCAATGTAATTATCATGAGATCTACCTACATATAAATTAGGGTGAATTCTATAACGACTATGAGATAAGTATCCTATTTTAGGAGGTGAAAATGGGTAATTCTTAGGGAATTCAATAATAAAATATAATATACCATTTTCATATGGTGTCCCCTCTGGTCCGATGATGATAGCTGTTGCTTTCATAATATTTTCTTCACTGAAATTTACATAGATACCTAACCCCGATAAATTCATCTGTTCTACCTGGCGCATATCTTTATTAATAATTCTTTTAATAGCATCCTTTGACATTTATTCAAATATCATATCTATTCTTAAAATCATTTTAAGAATCCATTTAATTTTCTATAAAATTAAAAATTTGATTTTTTTTGATTTTTAAAAAAGCAGATAGACCAGGGACCAGTATAAAACATATAGAAATCTGATTAAATCCACTAAAGTAAATTTAATTAAAGAAAAAAATATAAAGAAATCATTATTTGAGATGGAACCACTTCAAGCATTTCTAAACAACTATAGTGTAAAAAAAGATACCGATGGGAAACCTATTACTCATACAGGTATGCCACCTTTCCCCGGAAGATGGTCTATCCCAGAAAAAAAACTAAATAAATTTTATAAATTAATTTCACAATGTTTTGAAAATGATTCGCTAAAAATCCCCATTGTAGAGAAGATGGGTACACATTTCCCTTTTGTAATTGATATAGATCTTAAATATAAAAAAGAGTTCACTGAAAGACAATATAATAGCGATAATATAGAAAAACTCTTAGAATATTTATGGTCTAAAATAGATACATGCGTTGAAGAAGCAAAAGATAAGAATACAGTATTCCTTATGGAAAAATCAAATCCTTATCCATGTAAGAAGGGTGAATATAAAATGAAAGATGGAATTCATCTTAGTTTCCCAGATATAATTATTGAAAAATCAATTTATAAAAAGTTAATCTCGATTATTCAAAGCGAAGATAAAATTCAAAGTATTTTCAGTGAGGGATGCGATATTAAACCAGATAATAATACAAAGGGTATTTTAGATAGTTCATTCTCATCATGGCAACTATACGGTTGTGGTAAGCAAGGTGAAACGCCTTATATTGTAACTAAGGTATATAAGATTGCTGACGATGGTTATCCCGAAGAACTAGAGCAAGAAATCTTTGATGAATATTATACTGACATGAAAGAGATTCTTAATAAGATGACAATGTGCTACATTAAAAAGGACAATGTATCTTACAAGGATGAATTCATGAAAACACTTAAAGTGAAAAAGAGTAATAGTAGTAGCAGTAGCAGTAGCATGTCTGGCGGAAGTAGTATGACTAACAATGATGATATTTACGGACTGAATTACTATGTTGATAACAATAATGTTATTAATCCATTCAAACTCGTAGAAGAAGAAGAATTAAAATTAGTAAAAGGATTAGTTAAATGTCTTTCTGTAGAAAGGGCATCCGATTATGGTTCATGGTTAAGAACAGGTGCTGGATTACATAACATTAATAAGGACGCTTTATTAGATACATGGCAAGAATTCAGCATGAAATATCCATCTTATGCGGATGGATCATCAAAGAGGGATTGCAAGTATAAATGGAAATCATTTGATAACTATGAAGGTGCTAAGAGAGGTATTGCTTCTTTAAAGCGTGAAGCTGAGCTAGATAATTTAAAAATGTATGAAAAAGTTATGAATGAAAGTTTATTTACATTCGTAGATAAATCTGTAAGAGGTGGTCCAAATGCGGATTATCTAGTGGCAAAGGTTGTCTATGAAAGATATAAAGATGAATTTATTTCGGTGAATGTAAAGGATGAATGGTTTCATTTTAATGGTCAAAGATGGGAAAGAACCTTAGAAGGAACTAATCTTAAGAATAAGATTCATAATGAAATATATAAGATATATTATGAATATCAAGAGCATTATATGAAAAAGAAAGATGAAGAAATAAAAAGATTACAAGCAGAGGGGATGGACACCGAAGAAGTAACGATGGGGAAGAGTGGATATGGAAAATTACTTCAGAATATAATGAATATCCAAGCAAAACTCCTTCAAGGTCTATACGTGAATGGTGTCATGAAGAATCTTAGAGATATGTTTTATAAGAAGGAAATCATGGAGAAGTTTGATACAGATACAAGTCTATTAGGTTTTGATAATGGTGTTTATGATCTTAAAAATAATGAATTTAGGGAAGGTAGACCAGAAGATTATATTACAATGACTACCAAAGTTTCCATGCCAGTGAAACCAGAACAGATGCCAATTTCATTAGATAACATGCTGGAATCATTTCATAACTCTGATGTGAATGCTTTCCCCGAGATGCGAAACTATAGGAGATTCTATGATGACATGAATGATTTCATTGATAAGATTGTTCCAATTCCAGCGGTTAAGAATTATACTCTTCGATTCTTATCTAAGTGTTTATCTGGTGAGAATAGGGATGAAGGATTTTATATTTGGACTGGTACTGGTGGTAATGGTAAGTCCAAGCTCATTGATCTTATGTCTATGTGTATGGGGGATTACGCTTGTAATTTACCAATTGCTCTCTTAACTCAGAAGCGTAAGGCATCTGGTTCAGCGAGTCCAGAAATGGCTATTACAAAGGGTAAGCGTCTCGCTGTAATGCAAGAACCCGATGTAAATGAAACACTTAATGTTGGTCAAATGAAAGAAATTACAGGCAATGATAAAATTTCGGCCCGTGGATTATACAAGGAACCATTTGAATTTACTCCTCAATTCAAATTGATTTGTATGTGTAATGATTTACCTCATATCCCATCCAACGATGATGGTACATGGAGGAGGTTAGAAGTTGTTGATTTCATTGCCCGATTCGTGGATTATCAAAGTGATGTTGATGAGGATAAACACAGATATCTTAAGGATAAGAGTATTAAAAATAAGATCCCGATGTGGGTTATCCCTTTCTTAGCAATTATCCTACCTCATTGGAGAGATTATGATCAGAATGGCATTGATATCCCTGATGAAGTCAAAGCAAAGACAAGAGAATATCGTGGGAATAATGATCTGGTTGGTCAGTGGATTGATCAAAATTGCGAAGAAGCTGAAAATATTCTCGCGACTGATGGTGTTATGGAGCTTGCTCCAACTGATTTTGAGACACTTTATGATAACTTCGTTGAATGGTGTCAAGAAGAAGAGATTAATAACAGACCTGATAAGAAGGGTGTTAAGGCTGCTCTCAAGAAGTGGCAGGAGAAGTCTCGGTATGGTCTTTCATATGGTAAGAAGAAGACTGAATCCGAAGGTATGCCTAATGGTTACGAGAAGGCCATGAAGTTTAATCTCAAGATTGTATAATCATTAATTTTAATATTTAATTTTATCCTTAACTTATTATTTTTTATATCCAATAGTATATGAAAACTATTCGTAAAAATAAAAGAAAATCTAAAAGAGGTGGTGGAAATGATAAAAAAGTAATTATAAAAAAATCAACGAATCCTAAAAAGAAATATATGGCTGTATTCTATCAGAATGGTAAAAAGATTAAAACAACTCATTTTGGTTGTGCCGGAATGAGTGATTATACAAAACACAAGGATCCTGCTAGAAAACAAAGATACATGAATCGCCATAAGACTACTGAAAATTGGCAAAAACCTATGTCAGCTGGATCACTTAGTAGATATATCTTATGGAATAAACCTACATTAAGAGCATCTATCAGTGATTATAAGAAAAGATTTAATTATTCTTAAAATGATCGATAGTATCTTGATATCCCCTTTGAATAATTTCTTTTTTATCTTTTAGAGATAGATTAAAATTTAATCCCTTATTTACATTAATATTAATTACTTTACTTTTCTCAATATCTCTATAATCACTACTATCAGTTAAAATAGATAGTAAAAATCCTATCAGAGGGAATTCGGATAAACTATTTATTTTAGAGACATCTGATGTCCCGCCTAAAATTCTTATGCCTAAGAAATTATCACTTTTACATGATTCAATTGGAAATCCGCCTCTTAATCCACCATCTACATACATGTTATCATTATATTCAACTGGTTTGAAAAATAATGGTATAGCAGTCGTCATCATTGCTAAAACTGAAACATTTATATCTGGATGATTCTTATGATTTATATATTCTATTCTACGCTTTGTAACATTATATACTTTCACTGTTAAAGTGATCCTTACTTTTTCATATAATTCACCCAATGTTAAATCTTCTTTTAATAATGTATGTTTTAAAAATGAATCAATATAAGTTTTAATTTTACTATTATCAAATAAACCAAATTCTAAAAGTAAATTATCAATATTAATATCTTCCATATCTAATATTTCATTCCCATTAATCCGATAAACTATTTCTCTAATTTGTGAATCGGTTAATTTTATCATATACATGATGGCAAAGATAATACCTACGGATGTTGTCATTATTTCCTTGATATTTGATAAATCTTCTTTTAAGATATTCTTTTCAAATAATGCTTTAAAAACACCCACATAAGCGATACCGGATGGCCCACCACCAGATAGCACCAAAGTATCAATCATTTATTAAATAATAAAATTAATATTTTAAATTATTTTCTATGATAATAAATCATAGGCATGTCGCAAATAGATATGAAAGAATTATATTCAACAATTAACGCAAAAACCTTACGAAGGATGGAATTATATGATTCAGTATTAAAAAAATGTCATAGTCGTATCTTATATAACTCGGGGTTACAAAGAACCTATTGTTTTTATCAAATACCAGAATTTATTATAGGAATGCCATTATATGATATAAGTGAATTAAGAAATTATATCATGAATAGCTTAAAAACAAATGGATTTGAATTATTATATATTAACCCAAATTGGTTATTTATACAATGGAATGTAAAAGGAGCAAAATCATTAACTAAAAACAATAATGCGAGTAAGTCTATGAATCAGCAAAATAATCAATATAAATCAACCGATACATATAAACCAAGTGGTAACTTTATTTATGATGATAAGTCATTAATGAATATGACAGATAAATTTAAATTTTAATAAAATGAAGTATCTTTGCCTAATTTATAAATATTATCATAAATCATTAAGAGAAAGAACCCTGTAAAAACATATAATAATAATTCATTAAATTGTTCTTCATGAGATGTTTCTAAAGATCTTCTAGTTTCTGTTGGAGGGAGGGTAACAAGGGCCTGCCTTTTTTCCTCGCTTTGCCTAGCTTTCATCCTTTTAAATTCTAAAAATTCTCTATAATCAGGGTCATCTGCTAATGATTCTCTCTTAATATTTCTAGTAGTATCGGGTCTTACAATATTATTGTTTAAATTTAAATCAACTGTTTTTTTAGTATCTTGATATTGATTTTCATCATCGGTATAAGGACTAACTATCATTCCCTTGAGTCTTTTATTTGGATTTAATTCTTGATTAGGTCTATCTTCAAGTAATTCTGTTTCCATTTCATCGGGTGTCAGAGGTGAATCAAATAAAGGGTCTTCAGTTTTCTTTTTTTTTAGACGTTTTGTTTTCCTAGGTTTCTGAATCATATCTGGCCATACTTCAGATAACAATGCTCCAGTCATAATAATATTATTAAATATTTTATTTTAATTTTAATCTAAACAAAGTTATAATGGAGAAATGGATTGATTCTACTAAAGAAAGTCTTTCATGTATTAATGAAAATAAATATATCATTGGCTTAACCATGATTATGCTAAATATTGGTGCTAGATTTATTATAGATGAATTAGATGATGATTTAAGAAAAGTAATATCAAATACTGTTGTTAGACGAGTTGTTATCTTTTGTTCATTCTTCATGGCAACGAAAGATTTATTTACAGCAATTGTTTTAACTGTAATATTTGTAATATTAATCAATGAAGTATTCGCTAAAGAATTAGAAGAATTAGAAGAAGGCGATGAAAAAGGTGGTTCATTTAATAAAAATGAACTTGAAAAAACAATACAAAAGTTAAAAAGTATTCAAATGAATATGTAAATTATATTGTGAATATATAAATTAAAAATTTCATATTATGAATATGTAAATTATATTGTGAATATATAAATTAAAAATTTCATATTATGAATATGTAAATTATATTGTGAATATATAAATTAAAAATTTCATATTATGAATATGTAAATTATATTGTGAATATGTAAATTATTAACTACCACCGTCTGGTTCTGGCTCTGGCTCTGCGTCTGCGCCTGCTCTGCCGTCTGCATCTGCGTCTGCGTCTGCGCCTGTTTTCCCCCAGCCCCTTTTCGCCAATATACCTTTTCCTTTCTCCACCATAAATAACTTTACGAATTCATGTGGTTCTTCAAATGTAAATTTAATATCAGTTACCTCATCATGATCTATAGTTTTGGATGATTTTAATGTTATTCTTAAGCCAGGGTTTCCAAAATTGTCCCCCCTTCGACCAGCAGCCCAATCGAAAGTTTGTATTTCATCTGTTTTAAATTCAATTGTCTGCCCATCATTTATCTGGGCTCTTAAAAAAAAATCTGACGCGTCAATACTGGGATTCATCATTAAAAATTTCTCACCACTATCAAGGGTGACACTTCTCACGGTCCCCTTCCCCGTCTTTGTTTTATAACCTTTTAATTTACAATTAAGAGTGTGGGAGGTGGTTGGGGCTTCTTCTTGGTACATACGATTTACATCTTCAATGAATTTTGATTTATATTGTCTAGATAGATATATTCGAAATATGTCGAGGCTTCCGTCGGAATTTTTAATATATAATCTACATATATCAAGGTCCATATGTTCCACCCGCTCAGCGCCCTTAACAGCCACTACCCCGTTACCACACTCAAAAACTTTATAAATTAATCCTTCGCCTGATTTAAAAACCACAGTAATTCTATTATAATCGGCACTAGAATAAACCTCACCTTTATATTCTGTTTTAAAATTGAAAGTTCTAAACAACCCATGGTCTTTCATCCCCAAAACTAATAAATCACCTACTTTATCCCCAAAGCCCTGTAGTGTTTTTTGCTCTGACCTATTGAAATTATCTCCATTAAAATCAATTTGTAATATCGCGGGATTCACCCTATTAATTAATCTGGATACGTTTACATCACCCATAATAAATTCACTTGCTTTTACGGGCATCGGAGAATCTGTCGATTCCGATTCACCACTACCGCCTCTCTGCTTTATTTTACGTGTTCTTTTTTTATTCTTTCTTACTATTTTACGAGATTTTCTTTTACTATTCTTTCTCTTTAAAGAACGCCTTAAAGAACCCCTTAAAGATTTCCTTCTATTATATTTTTTTGTTCGTCTTTTATTAACCATTTATAATATATAATTACATTTTTTTATAAATTCAATGTTATACCTCTATCTGTAGATTTTTTATCAGTATCACCACTCATGAGTGAAATAGCATCTAAATCGGGTATTTTATCCGGTTGTAAATTCATTTTATTGATTAAATCATCAATCCCATCTGGACCAGACATATCTGATCTTGCTGGGGATGTTGTTCTTCTTGGTTGTCCTTGCTGTTGTTGTTGTTGCTGTGCTCCCCCCATACCACCCATAGGTCCGCCCCCCCCACCCATAGGACCACCCATTAATCCACCCATTAATCCCCCCATTAATCCTCCAAGTGGATTGCCTCCGCCACCTCCTCCTATTCCCATCATGGCAGCTAAGGGATTGGGTGGTTGTTGCTGCTGTTGCTGTTGCTGTTGCCGCTGTTGCATGCCTGGCATACCAGGTCCTTTATTCATGCTTCCAACGGCAGCTTCAGCAAATTGTTTCATTAATTCAGGATTCTGTTGTAATACATCATCCATCCCAGGGATACTTGATTTAAACATGGTATTACTTAAATGAAACATAAATGCTGAACCCGCTAAAGTGAATAATAATCTTAATTCTGGCGCCATATCACCACCACCACCATATTTTTCACCGAGTTCTTCAAAGATTTCATCATAATCATTTAAATTTTCATTAACACTTTCCCCCCACCCATCTAGATTCACTGAAAATGGATCAAATCTACCATTCATAAATTCAATACCTGTTACACAAGCCATAAGCATCTTTCTCTGAAATTTAATACTATTATCAATTTCTCTTTGCTTTTTTAGCTTGATATATTCATTTCTCATGTCTTCAAGATGAGAATTCATATTGTAATTCATAGTTGTCCGAATACCTTGACCTTCTAGCTTCTTAAATTTATACAAAAGATCTATTTTTTCATTTTTAATATCCTGTGGAGTTAATCTATGAATAGGTTTAAATTCACTATTATCTACTTGTTTAGGATTTGCTAACATGTCATCTGTATCTGATTGTTGGGGGATTTCTTCAACTTTAGGTTCTTCGCTCGGCTTAAAAAAACTAAATTCTTCTTTATTAGATTTAGGTGTATTTTCTGCACTCTGAGGTGGGGAATTACTGCCTTTCGCTAAAAATTCAATACCAACTGGATCTGCCACAGATAAGGAAGGATTTGTTTGTTTGGGGGGTTGAGAGGAATTCATAGGGGAATTTGAACCTTGATTAATTGATATATTATCACCTGAAGGACTACCCATGGTAACGCTTTTCACACCAGTATCAAAACTTAGATTCAAATCGGACATCTTTTAAATCCTCATAGAAAGAATTGTTTAAATGAAAACGCATTAAAAAATTTAATTTAAATAATCCGCAATATTTTGGGGCATTTCAGATATCTGAGTATCATAAAATTCTTCTATACTCTTAAGATAGTCTACTTCTCTATCATTTATTAAGTTAATAGATACTCCTTTACGTCCATATCTCCCAGATCTACCAATGCGATGAATATAAGTTTCTTTTTCTCGGGGTAAATCAAAATTGATAACTAAAGACAATTGCTGAATATCAATCCCTCTTGCTAATAAATCGGATGATAATAAAATTCTTAATGTACCAGAACGAAATTCATTCATTACTTGATTTCTTTCTTCAACGCTTCTGTCTCCTGTAATATAACCAACTGGGAAATTATCGGCTGTTAATCTTTGATAAATTTCATTAATCTTGTTTTTACTATTCATGTAAATAATACACTGACCTACATTAATAGTATCATATAAATCAGTAATTACATCATATTTCCAATCATTATGTTTCACATTGATGAAAAATTGCTGAATACCTTCTAAAGTAAGCGATTCTTTTTTAACTAATACTTTTACGGGACTATTCATAAATTTATCAGTTAGTTCCAATATTTCATCTGGTAAAGTTGCCGAAAAAATACATATCTGAGTATTTTTATCTACGGTTTGAATGATATCATGAATATCTTCTTTAAACCCTTGAGATAATATTTCATCTGCTTCATCAAATGTTAATAATTTTATATCAACGGTTGGTAAATATCTTCTCCTTATCATATCCAAAATTCTACCAGGGGTACCAACTACAATATGTGGATTCTTATTTAATTCATTACGACATAAATTTATATTTGTACCACCTATTACCTTTAGAATAGTAATATTAGTATAACTACTTAAATCGGTAATAACTTTTGTTACCTGATCAGCTAATTCTCTTGTAGGAACAATAATTATACTCTGAATACTACTTTTAGATTCATCAATTAAACATAAAGTTCCTATACTAAAAGCACCAGTTTTACCTGTACCCGACTGTGCTTGGGCTATTAAATCTTTACCTGTAATCATTTTAGGGATCGCGGACTCTTGAATTTTAGATGGTTTCTCAAAGCCGTGACTATACACTCCTCTTAAAATATTTTCATCTATCTTTAAATCGTCAAAACTCATATTTAAAAAAAACTATTAAAATATCTTTAAATTAAAATGCGGATTTTGACGATTTAAAGAAAATTAACTCGGTAAAGTTACTAAAACACACACACTTATAAATTAATCTATCAATTTTAATAATTCTTGAACCTTTTTTATATCTGCCCCCCCAGTTTGTCCTTTTAATTCTTTTTTATGATATAAATAAAAAGTTGGAACGCTCCTTATTTTAAATTCACTTGCTAAATCTTCATTTTCATCAATATCAATCATATAAATTTCTAGCTTTGCTGAATCAGAACCCTCGCTAATCTTTTGTAGCAGAGGTTTTACACGCTGACATGGACCACACCATTTCGCTGTAAAATAAAAAAGTATATGACAATCTTTATCCTTACAAGCGGTAATATCATTATCGACGATGCTAATCATTTTTATTATTATTAAATAACATAATTTTAAATATTTAACTTAATAGTCATCATAATATTCTTCACAAGAACTTTCTCTTTCAAGATGTTCTGTTCTCATGTCTTCGTTTACTATTTCATCGTGTATTTTCATGAGTTCTGGATCAAGATAAAGTATATCTTCTCTTTCATTATAATACTTTTCAATATCTTCATTCTCCATATTTTTCAACTCTTCATGCGTTAATAAGCAAAACTTATTACGCTTTGTAGGGATTACCGGTGAAATTAATCCTTTATAGTCTTCTTTATTTACAATATGATTCCATAGATTCTTTGGAAACATATGATTTTCATGAAGTCTTTTACAACAACTGTAACTACAAACATATTTCTCTACTTTGATAGGTTTATCATCATCTGAAATATCATCTATATTTTCAAGATGATCCCAAGGTTTCTCACTAATGATTTTTTTACAATTCCAGCACTGCATTTTTAATTAATATAAGAGTATTATTTAGTTGGTTATTTAATCATATACTATAAATCAAATTTTTGTTTAAGTAAATTTGATATCAATCATATTGTATTTTATTTTATTTAAAACTATCTTATGATGAATAATAAAGACTCTATGACAATGATATTAACCGAAGATTTGGAAACAAATCTAAAAGAATACGATGATAAACTTTATGAATGTGTTAAAATGACTGTATCTCACGAATCGCTAAAAAGTGATTGTATTCAGGGATTATTAAATATTTATGAATTATCTGATAAAGAAGATAGCTTTTCTTTATCAAAACGTAAATATTTATCAGATTATGTAGACGATTATTTTAATGATAAGATTGCGGATTTTCAAAATAGAATAGAAAATCGTAAGGATATTTTAGAAAAAATGGATAAATTAAAGCAGTTAGATTTACCCGAACAACGTAGTGAAGAATGGTATAAAATTAGAGAAGGTGTTTTAACGGCATCTTCTTTAGCTGACGCAATTGGTGAAGGGCATTTTTGTACTCGAGATCAATTAATGATTCAAAAATGCGGTGGTCCAAGAGGTGATGTCCCTTTTGAAATTGTTGAATGGGGAGTTAAATATGAACCAGTAGCAACTTCATTTTATGAAAAGTTAAATAATCTAACTGTTTTAGAATTTGGTCTTGTTCCTCATTCAGAGTTTACTATCTTTGGTGCTTCACCTGATGGTATTTGCGATGTAGATTCTCCAGAAGATTATATTGGACGCATGTTAGAAATAAAATGCCCCCCTAAAAGACAATTTACAAACGAAGTTCCAAGACATTATTGGATGCAGATGCAGGGTCAATTAGAATGTTGTAATCTCGAAGAATGTGATTTCTTACAAGTTAAATTCAGTGAATATTTTAATGAAACTGAATATATTAAAGATACTTTTTCTGAAGATAGTATCATGAAAGAAGGTTATTCTTCATTAGGTTTACCTAAGGGTTTAATTATTGCGTTCGTCCAAAATAACGCAAGGGGTAATCCTATTATTAAATATGAATATAGTGAATTATATTCTAGTCATGATTCATTAAAAAAATGGTCTGATAACATGTTAAATTCTTACAAAAATGGAGAGTTTAAATATGATATAGTAAAATTGAATTGGTGGAGAATAGAGCGATATGAATGTACTCTCGTAGGAAGAGATCGTAAATGGTGGTTAAGTGTTCAACCTAAGATCATTGACTTTTGGGACGATGTATTACACCATCGCAAGATTGGAATTCAAGATTTTATTGATAAAAAAGCAGAGAAAAAGACGAAGCGCATTAAGTTAAAACAAGAGAAACAATCAAAGAAAGATGAAAAAAAGAAGAATACTTTTGAAATTGATAAAGCAGTCGTTGAAAAGTTACAAAGTAATTATTTAATTGATTCTGATTCAGATTAATTTTATAAATATAATATAATGAAAAAGAATTCAAAGTCATCAAATATGCCACCTTTACCTTCAAATGACAGTGTTATACGTAAAAAACCACACTGGCCCCCCCCTAAACCAGGTCAAGGGGTAAAGGGATATCCTTCTATAGAAAACCCGACGATGATTAATACCTCAATTAAATCATCGGATAGTAAAAAAACAAAGACCAATAGTGGTAGTAGGCGTAGTCTTAATACTGAAATGTCGCGTTTAGCGAGGAGAAATAGAAGGAATAATGGGAGAAATAATAGGGAGAAGAATACCCCAGTTGTTCGGGGCGTACGCGTTCCATCAGGATCTACCTCCAAGGGTGTCCCAGTAAAAGCAGTATTAACATCATCTAAAAAGTGTAAATCTAAAAAGTGTAAATCTAAAAAGTGTAAATCTAAAAAGTGTAAATCTAAAAAGTGTAAATCTAAAAAGTGTAAATCTAAAAAGTGTAAATCTAAAAAATATACAAAAAAGAAATAAAATATATTTGATATATATATATACATATGAATAGTTTGACAAAAGAAAAGCTCAACCTGACATGTATTAATTTAAGTGAAGAAATATCAAGGGGTGATACTTTTTTACTTAATAAAGATGTAACAATTTTTAATAGTAGTATCATTGAATTAGAAGGCTCAGATAGATTATTAATTGCGAGTAGAGGATGGTATGGTAATGTTAGAAGTTGGTCTGGTATTAATTTTGTTGTATTATCGCTATTCACTAGAAATCTAAAGAAAATAAATCAAAATATTTTAGATATTGATCCGAAAGCAATCGTAAATAAAAAGATGAAATTTAAAGAGCTAAAAGATAAAGTGGTTCCACATGGCGAAACATTATCTGTGGGGCCAGAAGACCCGCGGTTATTTTATCATAAGGGTGAAATGTATATCCTTATAAATGAATTAAATGATAAAAAGCAAAGACACATGTTTATCTCTAAAATAGATATTAACAATCTAACTTATGGAAAGAAAATAGAGATATGTAAATCTTTATCTACTGACTTTGAGAAGAATTGGGGTCCTTTTATATACAAGGGTAAGCTACATATGATTTATGATATTAATCCTTTAAAAATATTTGAGTTTGATGATAATTTCAAATGTAAATTAACTTGTAATATAAATGATAAAATATTAAATAAATTTAATGAAAGTTATCCTGATTTACATTTTCATATAAGAAATTCTACTAATTTAATTGAGATAGGGAAAGGTATATTTTTAGGTATGGGGCATGGTGTACTCGATTATAAAGAATCTATAGACATTAATAAATTTTTAATACCATTAATAGATGAATCTAAGTATTCTAAAGAAGATAAAGATTATTTTAAGAAATTTTTCAAATTATATACTGGATTTTTCTATAAATTAGACATGAATAAGAAAGAAATCACTGAAATATCACCCTTTTTCCAATTACCCAATTACGAATCTAAACAGGAGTTGATTTTCTTTCCAACAAGTATCTATCTTGATAAAGAAAAATTTGTGAACATTTCATACAATGTAGGTGATAATAGGTCCTATTATTTAAAATTACATTTAGATGTGGTAAATATATCCATGTATAAAAAAGAAAATATAGATTTTCAAATGAATCATAATATTAATTCCAATTATTATATTGAATTAGTGAGAAGTATTAGAAAGATTATGGGCTATCCGATTGAAAAAAAAGAATATTATAGATTTGGAGATGTTAATAGAATTTACGCATCAAAAAAGAAAAAAAAAAGCAAAAAAAGAAATACTAAACGTAGGAAATAATTTACCGCTTTTCGCTTTGCCATATCTTATTATCAACTTTTCTAGCTTTACCCCCTGTAATTACACTTGCTAAACGGGCATATGCCCAACTACTACTACTTTGATTTGGTCGAGAACCACTACTATAATAAGCTCCCCTACCTTTTTTTAAGATTTGATTTTGTCCTTTTTTAGATAAAATATGTTTATCTATAAAATCTTTATCTGTAATTTTACGATTGTATTTTTTCTCAAACTTAATTATGTGTTCGCTTCTTTTCTTAGGATATGATTTTAATTTCGGTCTATCTACATAAACTCCCTTTTTATACATTTTTCTTGATTTAATTAAATTTTTCTTCTGCTTACTCCGATCTCTTCTTGATAGAGAAGCAGTATATTTTTCAGGTATTTTCTTAGTCCTTTTCTTATTAATAGCCATTTATAATATTAATTAATATTATATTTCACTAATAGGATCATCAGATAAAGATATAGGTTCCCATTTTTTAAAGTATTCATTGTATTTACATTCTACTAGAATTTCGCTATCATAATCTTTATCTTGAAACCATGTTAAAAGACTATGACTTAATAAGGTATTCTGAACAAGAGCAATACCATTTTTAATTAAACTATCATCTTTTACTGAATATAATTCATATACATCTGGTTTCATTGTTTTCATAATCCTAAAACATTTTGTTGTCTTCTTTGGTTTTTCTACTAGTTTCACTGAATCATTTTCTTTGAAAATATATAAGATATTTGAATAATCAACCCTCATTGGAACAAAATACAAACCCCTGGTTTCATAATCTAAATTGGGAATAAATTCATTAAATACATGCGACACATCTTTGTAATCAAAGTACTTTTTGACGAATAGTGGGCATGTATTACTAAATTCGCTAGAGGTATATTTAGTATCAAATATTTGATGAATCGTATTCATTCTATCAATTATATTTATTTTTTTCATATTTTTACCACAATGATAATAGATATCATTGATTCCGAGACACCATTTCTTATTACGCTTCCGGATTAATTCACATTCAAAAAGAGTACATTTATATAATTCTGGAGAAAATTCATAAGGCAAGATAAATATCTTTGGAAAATCATACCCATCTTTAATTTTCTTGTCAATAAAGAAAGCATAATTAACACTATTGATTTGTGTTAAGAACAAGAGATATGGTGTGCCGCTACTTTTAAGATAAAATACATGGGGATTATTTAAATTTTTTGAGAATTGTTCATTAAATACTTTCGCATAACGCGAATTATATTTAATGTTAGAACATAAAAGACTTAATGAATTTAAAATATATTTTTTTGATTCGTTCGTTGTAATATTATCAATTTCAATGTTACAGAAACTTGTTTTAGTGAATGAAGAAGGATCCATTGTATAGTTTTAATTGTTTGTATCTTTTTAAATCAAATTTATATATTTCATATTATAATATATATGACAGATAGTGTTAAAATAATAGATGTCAATAAAATAGGAAAACCCGAAGGAGGTAAACTAAATATGTTTGAATCTTTTAAAGAAAATCCATTAAGTTTAGCAAAAATAGCTGGTTTAATAATAGTCATAGGAGCAATCATTGGTTTACTTAGTGATTCTGGAGGAGGGGATAATACCCCAACAGTAACTACAGTTACAGTAGATGCCCCACCAGCTCCTATTATAAATCCTAAATTTGGAACATCTTATTCTAGTGGTGGTGGTTTAGATAAACTATATGATGATCTAGGCGGAAATGATCCATTAAAAAATGGTAAACTGGATGCTACTATTAATGTTGATACAGATAAATATTCATGTAAATTCAATGTAAAATATGAGGGTGAAAATAAAAAAATGATAGAATGTTTAAGTGGATGTTATAATGAAGATGAAAATTCTGAATTTTGTGAAGGATATATATACAATGATCAAATTGATGGTGGAAAAAGGTTAAGCGATCTTTATGATGATGCGGGTGGTAATGAGAATGCTAGATCAGGGCAATATAACGCGATAATAAATGTTTCATCAGGTGAAGATTATGATACGAAAGCCGATACATCATGTGGATTTTCAGTTGAATATGTTGGTAATAATAAACGTTCTGTATCATGTACTGCTGGATGGTGTGATGAAGATGATAAAAATTATGATAAATGTAGACCTTATGGGTATGAGAGTCGCACTGAACATGGTACAAAAGGAGATACACTTCTTGATGATACCTATGTTAATAGAAGAGGCGTTTTAGAAGATTTCACAAAACCATCGGAAAAACAATGCGAAAGTAATGAAGATTGTCCAGGTAATGAAAAATGTGATTCCAATATTTGCGTAGTAGAATGCGAAAGTAATGAAGATTGTCCAGGTAATGAAAAATGTGATTCCAATATTTGCGTAGTAGAATGCGAAAGTAATGAAGATTGTCCAGGTAATGAAAAATGTGATTCCAATATTTGTGTAGAATGCGTTATAGAAAGTGATTGTCCTAGTGGAAACTGTGTAGATAAAGCATGCAAACCAGAAGGGGGAGATAACTCAAAAAACAACTACTTTTATTCTTTGTTGTATGTAATTCTTGGGATTCCCACATTAATATTATTATCTACCAGAGATACACCAATGCAAAGATCTATTATACTATTCATATTTGGATTAGTATGCACTATTATTATTCCGGCTATGGCATTCGGTTATAACTTCGGGAAAAATAAGGTGATGTTCTGGACAAACATCGGTGTAATCGTATCAATAGTATTATTACAACTGCTTTTTATGTTCAAGCGAATTGATCCTTTATCGAAATGGTACACATTGCATGTACTTTACATAGCTTATTACGTAGTTTATGGTTGGGGTATCAACGATACGTTCTTGCCTTTCGGGAAAAAAGATTAATATCTCATAAATCCCAATAAGGCAGCAAGAAGTATATAAAATATCCATAGTTTCTTTACATATTCAGGTTTAGATTTTACAACCAAGTTAGTGCCGTAAATTACGATTAAAACACCAAGCAAACCATACATTTGCCATGTTCCTAATTTTCTATCTTTTGAATCATCCATATCTACAAATCCACTACAACTATTCGCAGAATCAACCATTTTATAATATAAGATATTAAATTAATTTTACTTAAATATTTAATAATGATTAATATTAAATATGGAACATCAGGATTGGGATACAGTATATATAACCCCTAAGAAAACAATTAAAGAAGGTGATGATAAAAAGAAACAATTTGTGAAATCTAAAGAACAAAAAATGAATGAAAAGGAGGAAGAAGGTAAATTAACGCATAAAAAAATGGATATTGAATTTGGTAAAAATTTACAAAAGTATCGTTTAAGTCAAAATATGACGCAAAAAGATATTGCCCAAAAATTAAATATACCCGCAAAACATATTAATGAAATTGAAAGTGGTAAAATGAAACACAACGGACAACTTATGGGTAAAATCAAAAGATTAATGAAATAATGATAGAATAAAATTTTAATATTTAATAATAGTATAAATATGGACGTTGATTTAACGACTTTAAAGAAACCGGATAAAAAGAAAGATTCTAATCAGAGTTGGGCGAAAGAACAAGAAGAACTGTTAGCAAGTTGGTCTGAAAGAGCCGCTGGTTACAGATGGCTTCATAGTCGCTCCGAAAAATTATACCGATGTAGAAATTATACTTTTACTATCCCTGTTATTATACTGAGCACTTTAACAGGGACGGCCAATTTTGCTATGGATTCATTTGTTCCAGAAGAACATAAACAAATAGCGATGGCATGTGTTGGTGGTGTTAATATTTTTGCGGGTATTTTATCAACACTTCAAAATTTCTTAAGATATGCCGAATTAATGGAATCTCATCGTGTTTGCGAAGTTTCATGGTCTAAATTAAGCAGAGATATTGCTGTAGAGTTAACTTTAGAACCCAAAATGAGAAAACCAGCATTTGATTTTTTAAATGTCTGTCGCGCAGAATATGATAGATTAATTGAACAAAGCCCTCCTATAGATGATGATATAATTAAGAAATATAAAGGTGAATTTAAAGAATTAGAAGAAGATTTTAATCATCCACTTGTATGTAATGGTTTACACAAGTGTAGAATATTTGAATCTAACGAGGATGATAAAAAAGCACAAACAGTAGCTTCTGCTGGAGGTAAATTCATGAATCTAAAAAAGAAACAATGGGAACCCCGATTTGATAATGAAGTAGTCAGAAAAATAAAAGTCGGTCCACAGATTAAAAATGAAGAATCTAAGCAAGAATTAGAATCCTTAACTGGTTTAAATCGGGTATCACAATTCAAAAAAGATATAAATAAGGATACTCTTAAAGAAGATAAACATCCCATGGACCAAATCAATGATATAATAAAACAAAACTCAGATAAAAATACATCTGAAGGGAAAAATGATATTGAAAAAGGTGTCGTTAAAACTACCGAATTAGAACCAGAAATTATTAAAGAAGAGGATATCATTTTTGGTCAAGATGATAAAGCAGATAAAAAAGAGAAATCGGAAGAATTACAAAGTGATATTTTAAGTGAAATAGATTCAATTGATAAAAAATAAATTAATTTTTTAATTCCATTTTTAATCTTTCAAATAAATTTATTTGTTTAGAATATAGTGATATGAGAAAAAAAGATAGAAGTATCAGAAAGAGAAACAAACGATACTCACAAAAACGTAGTTCTTTAAAAAGAAAGGATACTTTAAAAAAAAATAACACTCTTAAAAAAAATAGAAAAAGATTATCCAAAAGATATAAAAAAAATAAGAAAAAAACGGTTACCAAAAGACAGAAAGGGGGTAGCTTATTCGGTGCGATTGGTATAGGTTTAGCCGCAACTTCTGTTACAGCTGCCGCATATAAGGGTTATCGTATGGTCAGTAAATTAAATGATAAAGGATACATGTTTAGATTATTAAATCAGGATTATATTTCATATTCACCGAAAGTTGTCGTAGTTGAAACGCCGGATTTCATGAAACATTATTTAGAATGTGTTTCGACCGTTGAATTCTTTCAGTTATTATTAAGTAATAGAGAATATTTAAAATCAAAAACATTACAATCTTTAATTAAAGATTCTTCAAACCAAGAGAAGAAATCAAAGATTAAATTAGAAGAAAAATATGGCGAAGAATACAAAGAATTAGAAGAATTATTAGATTATACCGAATCTAAAAAATATAATTTATTAGATGAAATTGAATTAGAAACATCGTCTCTTGAATTAGAATCCCATGATGAAAATGTGAAAAAGTTAAGAGATTTATTATTATTAACTGCTAAAATACCCGGTTCTAGTTTAGACGATAATGTAGAAAGTGATACGTTAGAATTTCGGGAGTTGAATAAACTAGATAGAATAAATCCATACTTGACAGTATCTACTTTTAGATGGCAAGATGTAGTATATAGCGGATACTACGATGAATATTTTAAATCTGAAGTGAATGAAATATTGAGAGAAAGAAATTCTGAATTTTTAACAGTTGAACCAGAATGTCAAAGAGTCCAGGATGTTATTATGAGATTATCAACTGATCCTAAATTTATAGAAGGAATAAGAGCTAAAATGATAGAATGTTCATCTAAGCCTCGTGGTTACTTAGATTATGTTTCATCTAAAATTTCTTGGGATAGTCAGAAAGCATGTTTGGCTTGTCCTAGTCAAGATTGTTTGTTATATGTATATGATTTTTATCAAGGGTTATTAGAACAACAAGACGATATTTTAATGATTGATAAATTATATGCTTTAATAGTTTGTGAGGCGCGTATATGTGTATTATCAAAATGCTTAGCTCTTGAAGCTATTAGAATACAAGATGGAAATACAGGGAGAGTGAAAAATTTAATCCATCAAATATATCTGAAAGACATGAAATCTCCTACTGGTAGATCCCTCGAATTACCCAATAAGATAATACCTTATAAAAAGCAATCGGGAGGAGCCGACACATTCGGCGCAACCGCTGACAATATGACAAAAGATAAAATGAACAAATTATCCGTCCCTACACCATCCCCAGCACCTGAAACAGCAGCATCCGAACCATCTGCCCCTACACCATCCCCAGCACCTGAAACAACAGCAGCTGTAACAGCACCGGAAACAACAGCAGCTGTAACAGCACCCGAAACAACAGCACCTGTAACAGCACCTGTAACAGCACCTGTAACAGCACCTGAAACAACAGCACCTGAAACAACAGCACCTGAAACAACAGCACCTGAAACAACAGCACCTGTAACAGCACCTGAAACAACAGCAGCT